CGTGGCAGTCGCAGAACACCTGGACCAGGAGTATAACCAGGTCCACCTGTTCGAGAAACACGCCCCCCAGGTATCGGGCGGCGTCGACTTCGATGAGGCCACTGAATTCCGGCTTTATAGCTGGAATGGCCTCGAAGAGTTCCTCAACACCCTCGCCGACCCCGGCGAGGAATACGAGAAGCTCTTCCTCGCGGAGAGAAGGGCCTGTAGCCACAGGCCCGACATCCGCGACCCTCAAGCAACTCGGTTCTTCTCCCGCAGATTTTAAAAGATCGGCGGGAGAGAAAGAAGGCTCACGACGACGAGTCTTCTTTTTGTATAAACTTGATAAATGTATAATACAAAGTATAATTGTAGTAGACTAAAAGACAGGAGCAATAATGGAAGAACATCGTTATGTAATAAGAAACCCCGAGAAGCTAGATCAATACGACATTAACACCAATACCGCCGTTGACTTCACTGACTTCTATTTCGGCCCTGGTAGACGTATTAGAGTCTTCCCTAAAGACAAATACCGTGCTCTCTTTATCAAAGGCAAAACCGGGAATAAGATAAAAGAAGTTGTACCACTACGGATGGTAGAGAAGATGATTGACGTAGCCCCACATATTGTGGCAAAAGAGGGCGTGGGGGAATTTATGATAGATGGGGTAAAGGCCTATGCCGAAAAGGTAAACGGCGAGACGCAGGTTGAGATTGAAGGCCCGCCCCTTTCTCAAATCCCAGATGGCTGGGAAGAGATCGCTGACGTGTATTCGCATACAAAGAAAGATATACAAAAGACAGCCCAAAATATGCAAATAGCAGAATCTGGTGATAATCTTTGGAATTGGGGGTACCAAACCCCAGAGCAGATCCAAATATTCGCAGACGCCAACCCTACATGGAGTGACCCTCGAAACTATCTTAACGTTGGAGACGAGTATACCCTTCCTGGCTTACAATCAACCCAAGAGGAAATAAACCCCCGTGATGCTCTTATAAACAACTATGGTTTTGAAGTTTATCCGAGTGGGCTTAATGACTATATGCGCGGATTGGTGAGATAATGAATATCACTCCAGGATACGAATATATCCGCCCAGAGCAAGAGATAACAACGCCTTCTGGGGAGACCTACGTCATCCCGGCAGACACCATAAGCGCACCGGCTGACACTACTATGACCCACGGTATCATAAAAGGCGGGCCACGCGCATACAATTGGGTAGGGGGAGGAGAGAGCGCTTGGGGTGACAATCTTTTTGAAGCTATGAGTACGATATTTGACCGCGGGAGAATGAGGCCCTTCTCGGGAATGTATGATACAAACCGAAGGTTTCATGGTGAGCCAGAGGTATTGCCAGCCTTCCCATTTGGTGATTTGTTTGACCCTTATGGTAAGGAAAGGTAATGCTCTCTCAATTACGTAAACTTGTCGCAGGCTCACCACCTCACCCAGAAAAGCCCGGTGTCTTCATTCACTACATCCCCCCGGAGGCTATAGAAGACGTAAAGCGCGAGGGGTTAAAGGGAGTCGGGCAGTTATACAAAGAAGACCCCGAAGCCTACCTGGAGCGTCTTAAAACATATGCTAGGTTTCAGGATAAAGAAAACCCAACGCCAGAAGAAATAATAGAGGGCATACGACGATTTAGAGAGCAACCTCATGGTGAGAATGCCATCTTTGGTTATCCACACATGGTTGACTTGGAAAAGAGCAAGCGGCTCAAAAAGTGGCTAAAGGGCAAAGTCCCCGTTAAAGTAAATGTAGAAGAGGCTATTCTTGCGGGCATTATAGAAGGCGTAGCAGACCTTAACGCCCCACCTGTGGATTATTCTAAAGTAAAAGACAAGGGTCCTGCTTTAATAGGCATCCCACACCCGATGTTAATACCCAGAACGGGCAGAAACCTTCCCGATTCGGGTAGAATCCCTTCTAGGTTTTTGGAAATAATGGAGGGCTTTGAGAAACAATCCATGCTTGATGGGATAAGGAAGGTTATGTACCATGGATCTCCTCGTTTATTAGAGGAGATTAGCCTTAGGGATGAACATGGAGACCCTGACGTCCCGCTTGTTGTATTCGGCACACCTTCGCGTAAGTTCGCTGAGGAGCTCCGAAAGCTCTATGGGGTCCTAGAGAAGACGGCGGCGTATTCAGAAGGAGGATCATTTACTCACGACGGAGCTCGCTATTCTCTTAGAGAGGCATTCCGTGTGGCGAACACCAAGCCTACCAGACAGGTACGGGTGGACGACCTCAAGTGGGTATTGGCGTACGACCGCCCAGACCCTAAGAGACTCCGGGCAGCCGATCTATCTGCCCCGATACTCGTAGTGCCGGACAGGAGGGGTAGGCCTACAGCGGTGGACGGCCTACATAGACTCTCCAAGGCAGTACGAGAGGGAAGAAGGACACTCCCTGCTAAGAAGCTCAGACTGTCTGAACTCACCAAGGTGGCGTCTAGGACATTCACCGACAACGACGTCACCTACGACGTAGAGAAGCTGTGGGGCACTGAAGGCAAGGTCAGAAGGGTCTCCCCGGACAGGCTCCTGCGAGCAACAGGTAGTACATGGGGGCACGGATCCGGGAAGTATGGCTGGAGGGATGTGCTGGCTGACCCCAAGAAGTACCCGGGGGAGACGGAGCGCATTAGAGATGCGGACCTTAGATACCCTCTTGCATACCTTGGGGAGAGGTGGGGGGATAGAGATATAAACCAGAACCTCCATTACTCAGATGACTCAAACGCCCCCGACAGAGAGAGTACCATAACTTTAAGAGAGATGCGCCCCAATGCCTTCGATAGAATCTATAAGAACAAGGCCGGATACCTCTATCATCTAGATAGTGATGCCTTCCATGGAACTAATAGAGGCGGTGATGACTATTGGGAGCAAATATCAGAGAAGCCACTCACCCCTTTAAAGGTGGAAAAGATAGATAATGTTCTCCGCGCCTTAGAAGACGCTGGGGTTGAGATGCTTCCTTATGACAAAGATGAGACTATCAAAATCATAAAGAGTGAAAGTATTCGCAAGCGCTTGGCGGCGATGACCCCAAAGGCGAGGGCACAGTATATCAGATGGATGTCCGAAGGTGCCCCAGAAGAACTTCTCTCCACAATTAACTCGTTGAGGGAAATAGAAGAGAGATACGAAGAAAATCTCAAAAAGCAATCCATGTTAGGTGGGATAAGAAAGGTAGCGCAGTCTGGAAACGCAGACTATCGGGCAGGCGGAGCGAATGCACCCTGGGGAGACGGCTATTAATAATTCCGCGAGGAAAACTGAAGTATCTACAATAAGAAACGGACAATGGGTTTATAAATATGAATAACAGCCTATCAAAAGACACCGTCAACAAAATGCTTGATAAAATCGACTCTGTGTACGTACACAAAATGGGTACAGAACTAGAAAAAATAGGGAACCCGCTAGGCATTTGGATAGGCGATCAATACCAATTCGATAAAAAAATTGCTGAAGATTATATCTCAATGTTAAATTTAGTTCGAGGCTATATAGAAAATAATTTTAATGTAGAGGGTGAAACTCGAGATTTAATCATCGAGGATTTTAAATTAGACATCCCAAAAGACTATCCGGACTACAAAGGGCAGATACAGGCCAAGCATATGAACGCCACATGGGGCATTCCGATCAAGGTGAAATTCGCACTTAAAGATAAGGCTGGTAAGTCTTTAGACAAGTCGGGATGGAAGACAATTCTCAACATTCCCCTCCTCACAGGCAGAGGCACATACATAGTCGACGGCCAAGAATACGCCATACGCCGCCAGCTTCGCCTCCTCCCTGGTGTATATACGGCTAAGACAGCCGAGGGTGTGGGTACGTTTATTAACACGAGTACTAGACAGAATATCAAGATGAGTTTCTCTCCAGACACTTTAAAGTTTGAGACGAACATTGGTAATCGTAAATTTTCGTTATATCCCGTGTTGTCGGCGCTAGGCGTGCCTGACGATGTAATGCGGAAGACGTGGGGAGAGAAAGTCTTCTCTGCTAATGCCGAGCGTGGTGCGCATCTCCTTGAGAGTACGGTTGACAGATTGTATAAGACGATGTATGCTTATGGTGAGCCTACGACTAGTTACCCAGATAAGGTACAGTTAATCCTCGACGCCTTCGAACAGAGTGGTTTAGATGAGTGGTCGACGAAGACTACGCTTGGCAAGCCGTACGATGGTGTAACTCCTGGGATGTTCATTGACACGACGAAGAAGATGCTTGGGGTGTCTAATGGTACGCTGAAGAGCGACAGGCGTGATGCGCTGTACTTTAGGTCGCTGTATGGCATTGACGATATGGTTGGGTTTGCTTTAAATAAGTATCAGCAGAAGCTTGACAAAAAAATTCGCTTTAGGCTAGACAATCTTGAGCGTGACGATATAAATTACATTGTATCGCGGCCCATTGCTATGGTTAACAAGGCTGTACTACAGCGGTTTAACCAACACGACCTTGCCTTCTTACCCATACAGGCGAATCCACTAGATGACTTTAATACGCTTTCCGAAGTTACTTTAATGGGAGAGGGTGGTATTGGGTCTGAGCATTCTATCCCAATCTCATCTAGAGCGCTTGACGACTCTAACGTGGGAATGCTCGGGCCTCTTCAAACCCCTGCGAGTTCGAGGGTTGGTGCCAATACACATCTTACTTTAGGTGCGGACAAAGACGGCCCTGACATCATGGGAATGGTTGCCCCAATAGATTCACACGAGATATACCACGCTTCTGCTAGAGAAATGTATGACTTACACATTGCATTACCCGGGGAGTTTAAAAAAGTTCCAAGCGGGTGGAAGGCTAATAAGTCAAAGGTTCTCGCTGTATATAAGGGTAAGATTGGCAAAGTCCCTGCGGGTAAGATTAAGTACGTCATACCTAACCATTCGAATATGTTCACATTGTCGAGTAATACTATTCCTTTTTTGAATCACGACGCCCCGACGCGAATGAGCATGGGGACTTCACAGATGGCACACTTGGTTAAGCTGAAGAATCCACAGCGCTCGCTTGTACAGAATATAATAGATTACGATGGCAAGAAGCCTATTACGGCCGAGGAGTCGTATTATAAAAAAATGAACATACGCTCGCCGTTGCGTGGAGTGGTACAGCGCGTCGAGGCTGACAACATCGTTATAAAGGGGACGAAGGATGGTAAGTTGCACAAGGTTGCTTACTATAACAACTTCCCCCTGAATACTACACGAATGATGAATACGACACCTATAGTGAAGAAGGGCGACCGCATACGTGAGGGTGATGTTATCGCGGAGAACGGCTTTAGTGATCGTGGTCAGTTAGCAACGGGGCTTAACCTTCACATTGCGTATATGCCGTGGAAGGGGCTTAACTTTCAAGACGGGCTCGTTATATCAGACACGGCGGCGAAGAATTTTACATCGTTACACACGTATCAAGAAGAGTATTCGAAGCACCCGAAGGATGTATATAACAAGTCGAAGTTTGTCGCCCATTACCCTAACCTATACACTAACAGCCAGCTAAGCAAAATGGATGCCGACGGTATTATTAAAGAGGGTATGCAGATTAATAAAGGCGATCCCCTGGCGTTGAAAATAAGCCCTCGCAAGCTTACAGAAGACGATATTCTAAGGGGGCAGATAAGCACGGTATTCAGATCGCCGATGGCTAGAGACGAGAAGACGTGGGAGCATGAGAATCTCGGCACGGTACATAAGGTAGTCAAGGGGCGAGACTTTATTAAGGTGTACGTTAAGACAGAAGAGATGCTGAGACGGGCTGATAAGCTAAGTGGACGTCATGGTCAGAAGGGTGTCGTTGTAGCGGTGCTACCGGACGACGAGATGCCTCGTACCCAAAATGGGGACATTATAGACATTATACAAAATCCCGCCGCTGTACCTGCTCGAATGAATCTCGGGCAGATACTGGAAACCTCCGCTGGTAAACTCGCCCACCACACTGGCAAGGTGTATAAGGTAGACAACTTCAGAGATAACATTACTCCCGAAATCTTATCCAAGCAGCTTAAAGACGCTGGCTTATCTGATCAGGATATGCTATACGACGCCGAGGGTAACGAGATTGGCTCCGTGTTTACGGGTAGACAGCATTTCTTTAAACTACGTCAACAGGCGGAGAAATACTTTAAGGCGCGTAACCAGAACGACCCCTACGACATTATATCACATAGGCCGATTAAGGGGCCGAAGATGGGGCCGCTGGGCTTCTACGCAATGCTAGCGCATGGGGCAACTAAGAACCTTAAGGAATTCGCGGGGTTTAAGAGTGAGCATAATGACGACTGGTGGAGGGCTTACGAGACAGGCGCCGCCCTTCCAAGGCCTCAGACAACTTTCGCATTTGATAAACTACAGACATTCTTAAAAGGCGCCGGCATCAACGTGCGCCAAGAGAAGGACTCTTTAAGGTTACTCCCACTTACAGACAACGATGTAGACAATTTGTCGAGCGGAGAGGTACAGGATCCTTCACGGGCGGTTAAAATAGGCGACCCCAACAGGAAGGATTTCCTGAAGCCAATCCCTGGCGGTCTATACGACCAGAAGCTTTTCGGTGGTTTAATGGGAGAGAAGTGGGGGCACATGAATCTTGCCGAGCCTATCCCTAACCCAATTTTCGAGAGGCCCATTCAAACCCTCTTAGATCTCACGCAGGGTCAATACACTCGTATTCTAGACGGCAGGGATGGTGTACTCAAGGGAGAAATCGTCGAGATGACCCCAGAAACTCGTCCTAAGGCCATAACGGGCGGTCCGGCTATAGGAGAGTTACTTTCGAAGATAAAGGTCACCAGCGCGCTTAAAGAGCAGGTTGACATTTCTAAGCATACCCGTGGCGACAAGCGTGATAAGGCTGTTAGAAAAATAGGCTACCTCAATGGACTCAGGCTCGCTGGGATGAAGCCACAGGATTACATCATCTCTAAGATTCCCGTAATGCCTCCACAGTTCCGTCCGGTATACATGACCGAACGTGGAGACATGAGGGTGTCGGACCTTACTGCGCATTATCATGACCTTGGCCGCGTTAACAACCAGATGAAAGATATGCGAGGCTTGCCTACCGAGGTGACGGCAAATCTACGCGACGATCTTTATGATACCGTTAAAGCCTTGCAGGGAATTGGCGACCCCAACAATTACGGTCGCGCCAGGGGTGCGGCTGGTATTCTTAAGTTCATGAAGGGCAAAATACCAGCCAAGGGCCATTTTCAAGATAAGATATTCAGCAAGCGCCAGTCTATAGGTGGGCGTGCCGTGATCATGGTAGACCCCGAACTTTCAGTAGACGACGTTGGTGTACCCGAAGAGATGGCGTGGTCGATATTCAAGCCTTTCATAATGAGAAGACTTACTACTGCTGGTATTAAGCCACTTGACGCAGACAAGATGATAGAGACGAGACACCCGCGGGCTTCTGACGCATTAGACGCAGAGATGGATTATCGGCCCGTAATATTGTCAAGAGACCCCAAGTTGCACAAGTTTAACTACCTTGCCTTCAATGGGCATCGCATTAAAGACGATGCTCTTCATATCCCGCCTCTTATTACCAAGGGGTTTAATGCGGACTTCGATGGCGACGCAATGTCAGTCAACGTTCCTATAATGCCCGACGCGGTTCAAGAGGCGAAGTCAAGGATGCTTGCTAGTCAGAATCTCATCAAGTACGGCAAGGATACAATCATAATGGCGCCCGAGAACGAGGCTATCGCTGGTTTATACGCGGGAACGGTAATTAAAGACGACAAGGGAATCGCGTACGGCTCGCCAGGGGAAGCATTAAGCGCATTTCATCGCGGAGATATAAAACTCACTGATGGTATTTTCGTTGCCAATAAGAAGACTTCGCCTGGCCGCGTAATGCTAAACGAACTCTTGCCCGCTGATCTGAGAGACCATTCAAAGCGCTGGGGGAATAGTGATATCCGTGACATGCTTAACTTTGTTGCGCGAAACAACTCTAACGAATATGTGCCAATCGTGCAGGGGATAAAAGATCTCGGTGATTTTATGGGGAACAAACTTGCTCTTTCGTTCACACTTAAAGATTTCTTCTCGATGGATAATAAAGATCTTAGCAGTATAAGTGCGAAAGCAGATAAGTTGGTGGCCATCAGTAATCGCGGCGAGGGTGACTGGACGGGCGACACTTCCTTTATGCCTGCGGACTTCGATGCTAAGCTTGACGTAAAACTCAAAGCACACGCAAAGGACTCTACCCTTGGTATGCTTGCGGAGTCTGGCGCGAAGGGTGGCTGGGGAAATATAAAGCAAATGATATACTCACCCGTATTGATGGCAGACGTTGAGGGTGGCATAATACCTCATGTGATTAAACGTGGCTTCGCACACGGTATGGATCTTGGTGATTACTGGACGGCAGCTAAGGGCTCGCGTGCTTCTATATTCGCATCACAGCTTGGTGTACAGGACCCTGGCTTCTTCACGAAGCAACTCCTTAGGGCTACGCTTGGTGGCACAATTGCACCTGGTGATTACAACTCTGGGAAAGGTGTAGACTATCCCGTCGATCACCCTACGGTGCTAAACCGCTACCTTGCTAAGAATCTCAGAGACAAAAACGGGCATCTCTTGGCCGAGGCTAACGATCTCGTTACGCAAGAGCTTGTAGAAGCCGCTAAGAAGCGTGGGGTTGAGGCAATGACCGTAAGATCGCCTCTCACATCAGTCGCCTCTCAGGGAATGTATGCGAAGGATTTCGGTAGGCTCCCCGATGGGCAGAAACCCAGAGTGGGTATGGATGCCGGAGTTATTGCAGCGCATACCCTTACAGAGCCTGCGACTCAGCTTGCTCTGAGATCGTTTCATAGCGCAGGTGCAGTGGGGCAGAATAAGAATGTCAAGGGGCTCTACTCAATCTGGCCGCTTCTCAATGGCAGGCCACCGACGGGAGCGAAGGCAGTAATGGCGACTAAGCCGGGTACGATTGAAAAGATCCACGGGCTCAAGACTGGTGGTAGCGATATCACAATGGACGACGGCACCGTATACAAGGCGACTCCGGGGCTTAAACTACACGTCAAGAGTGGTGACACCGTAACCAAAGGTCAAGCCCTTCAGGATGGATTTATGGATCCCAAGGAAGTCTTACAGTATTTAGGCATGCCCGCATTACAGCAATATCTCGTTGATCAGACTGAGGATAATTACGGAAAAAACGCACCCGATCGTAGATATCTAGAAACACTAGTTGCATCTTTGACGAAATACAGTAAAGTAACAGATGTGGGCGAATCATCAGGATTGTTGCCTGGGGATATCTTACCAACAGCGCAACTTGAACAGATGAATGCTAATATGAAAGAAGAGCAGGCAAGAATAAAATCACAGCCAATCTTTACGGGGATGGATATGTTTACCCCCAAGGTTGAGCAGGACTGGGCAGTTAAAATGATGGGGCGTGATATGATAGGCCAGCTTAGAGAATCCGCAGCAACGGGAGCTCAGAGTTTTCTTCGCGGGCCGAAACCCGTTTTGCCATTTATCGCAGGCGTTGACTTCGGTAGTCGGATAGACGATTTAGGAGTTTACTAATGACAAAAACGGCGGCAATACATAATCTTGCACGAGAGGTCGTTAGGCGAGAGATGCATAAGTGTGCAAATACAAATTGGAACAAATGGCCAATCGGTCGCTGGGGTTATTTAGATTATTTAGATGACCCTACCTTTGATAATGCCGTGCGCGGCGGGTCAAGCCTTGGTGCGCCGATAGGTATCCTTGGGGGTGCAGTCGGAGGGACTGTGGCTGCCGGCCCGGCAGCGGGAGCTGCTCTCGCTCCGGTGTGGGGCGGCATAGGGGGATTGGTAGGCGGGGTTCTTGGTATGCTTGGGTACCACATAGGTGATTGGCTTGCACCGAGCGAAGAAGACTATTATTCTGACGCATATAAAGATTTTCTTAACGAGGGCCCAGACGGGTCTTCGTATAGTTTAAAAAGCAGTGATTTAGGCGCCCCAAGGGCGAGGAACTAAAGAAGGAGAATAGCTTGACAAAAAAAGAATTAATAAAACTTGCCGCGGCTCAAGTAGTCAAAAGAGAGCTTGCAAAAAGCGCCGGAATAAGAGATGCCGTAGCAAGACGCAATGAAATATACGCTAATATGGGCATAATAGAAGCGCCCGCGGATAGCGCCGCGACAGACTCTCTCTGGGTAGAGCCGGGAGAAAATGCTGACTCTAGCCCATGGAGTTGGTTCACGGACCTTTTTAAAGGGTGGGGGTCATAGAGACAATGAATAAAGAAATTATAAAATTAGCCGCATCTATTATTGTGAGAAGAGATATGAATAAGACCTCGGGAATTTTTGATATCGATCTTGACTCTTTGGGCCTGTCTGAAGCGTGGCCCCAAATTAGCGAATTTTGGGAAAGAGCCCAGGGCTGGGAAGGTGGAGAGGAGCTTACGGATATCCCAGCTTCTTCTGACAATATAATTCCAGCAAATTTATCATGGATGTACAATAGGGTAAATGACGCTTACGGGGACTCTTCTGTTTTTGCTGACAGTGTAGATAAATATATACCAAACTTTTCTGAGGATTACCAGGACATAAATCTGTGGGACGCTGTTTCTCTTTTAAGAAATAAAGACGTACTAGGCAATTTGTTCTCGCTTGGGGCGCTTGGTGGTTCGGCCAGTGACTAAATATAGAGAAGTATATTAAGGAGAATAAAGTGAACAAACAAGCGGCTTTCGTCGGGTCTTATAGGGCGGGACAGCATAGCGGTAGCCCGGTAGATGCCCCTTCACAGACCCCTGCTCTCCCAAAGATGCCTTGGCGTTAATCTATGAACAAAGAGTTTGCCAAACTTGCCGCAGCCGCGATTGTCAGAAACGAACTCTCTAAATCGAGCGGTATCTTTGACTGGTTTACGAACAACCCAAGTGATTATTATAGCCCTGCCTATGTTGAAAGCTTATTAAATGCAAATGTAGAATCTATGGATGGCCTCGGATTACACGCGGGCGAATGGGCTAATCATTATGCAGGATTAGAACAGAAACGTGAAGACCTCCGACCGCGGAGTTATTCTGAGCTGGTCTTTGGGGAAGGAAACGAAGACGAGTATTCCCTTGGTAGCCCTCATGGCCATAGGCCTCGCCTCCTTATTGAATATGCTTGGGACGAAGAGACCCAGAGCGATATGCCTATATATGGATCATCAGAACACAGGGGGCAGGATTACAGGGCGGGCGTCGGTACTCAATTGTACGCACCCTTTGGTGGGGAGATTACTTCTAGCCACCACGATACTGGTGGTGGGGGTAACTTAAGTTTCCTAAGCCCCTTTTATCCTGATGGCAGCCCTAGTGATTTGGCATTTAGCGCAATGCACTTAGCCGAGCCTACTGGTTATGAAAGAGGGGACGTTGTTGAACCTAGCGACCCTTGGGGCCTAGTCGGGTCAACAGGAAGGTCTAGCGGCCCGCATCTACATGCCGGCGCTAAGGTTGGCGATGCTTCGGTACATCCAGCTTTTTTAACAAGAAAACTAGATAGACTTTTTGACAAATACGAAGAAATGGGAAGGTATTCCCCATTTACAGAAGAAGATTTCGTCAGCGATGACGATTATCTATACTTAAACTAGGAGATATTATGGGAAGCGTAAAAAGATTTATAAAACAGGCACAGCAACAGATACAGCTCCCTCCCCCTCAATATCTAGAATACCCGATGCCTACTCGCCCCCGCGATCGGTGGGAGGAAGAAGCCCCCCCCTTGTCACCGGAAGAGAAGGAAGAGTCTCCTTATCAAGACCCATGGGTAGAACCCGAGAAGACAAGTTCGTTTACAACAACCCCAGGGCTAGATGTTTTTCTCCCTATATTAAGCGAGATGATGGATAGGGCTAACGTTCCAACGATAGGAAACACTAACGTTTACGAGCCCGAAGCGATAAAGTCTATATATAACCTTCTTGCTCCTGGTATTTTAGAAGACGAAGGGGTGCAACGAGATTGGATTAATCTCTACAACGCGTACGCCCCCGGGGAAGAAGAGCCTACCTTTGCGGATTCTCTTGAGAACATCTGGCCGGATCTCAATGTGTTTGATTATTATGGAATAAGCCCGGAGAGTAGATATGCTATTAACGAATATGTGGGCGACCAATTTCAAGCGATTCCTCCCGGCGCGCCAGAAGAAGCCGTAATAGAAATAGACGACGATTCGGACACGGGGGATGCGGTTATAGAAAAAGGTGGATCTTTCCTTAAACAATTACGTCGGCTAAAGAAGTAATTTGCATATTATTTGCAAACGCGTATTATATAGTTAGGAAAACCATTTAAGGAGAATTATGGAAAGAAAAGAAATAATAAAGCTTGCGGCAGCCTTGGTTATAAAAGCCGCTCAATCTGCGGCCGACGATCCCGATTCGGGCGCGGGGACGTATGAAGCGGATATAGCTCAATTAGAAGAAGAAATCATTCAGATAGGAAATAGTCAACAGGAAGATGCTAACCTCGCTGCGACCCGAAGGGCTTTAGAGAATGCGACCATACTTCAAGAAGAAATAGATGCCGAGAAAGCAAGAATAGCCGCGGAAGAGGCTGCACGGCAGGCGTGGGAGGATGAAACTTTTTCTTCCCCAGAATACTACGCTCTTCAGCAAGAAGCCCTAGACCATACGCGTAATACCATGAACCAAGAGTACGCAGTCCCTAGCGTTATGGATATTATAAACCAAAACGTCAAGGGGGGTGATTGGGACACACAGAGTGGATTGGAATCCATTGGTGAATGGGCAGGAACGGTAGGCTTACCAGTAGCAGCAGCGGCACTAATAGCAACGTTGCCAGGATTAGGTGGAACGTATACCCTAGGCAGCCACTTAGGGGCAATGCCAGCACTTAGTAGTATAAACGCGGGTCTCCTCGGCGCCGGCGGAAATCTCACCGGAATCGGTAAGGGTATAGGTTGGTTATGGGGCGAAGGTGGCCCTGACCTGTGGCATGGTAATTATATAGACTACGCCGACATACAAGGTTGGCTTGACAAAGAAGATTTATTATAATAACGAAAGGACACGAAATGACAAGAAAAGGATTCATAAAACTCGCAGCCGCACAAATAGTGAGGAACGAGATGTGGAAGCGTGCGCAGGTAGACCCAAGAACCCAGCCCCCCGTGGAAAATAGGACAGCTCATCCCTATTTTATTCCAGACCCGGGTGGCCTCGGCTGGGAGGGATCCGAGGAGCAAAACGCGAGAATCGGTGCAAAGAAAGAGGAGCTTGATGCAATCGCAGCAGGCGAAGCCGCTGCAGCTAGAGACGCGCGGGGTATTGTTGAAGAGGCAAGAGGTCACATGGCAAGACGTGCTAGAGGTAAAGCCGAAGAACAGCGCAACTCTCTTGCTGATCTAATCGCTGGGAAAGGTAACGCCCCTCTCGGCATGCCGTATCCGGAGCTTGTCCAAAGATTCGAGAGCGCCCAGCCTATGGCCCCCATTTACGCCGCTGCCGGCCGTGGAGACATATCTCACCCCGGTACGAGCTTTAGTAATAGCCTTAACACCGTATCTCGCGATCTAATAGAAAACATCTACGGCTCTAATTTTTATGACCAAGGCTTCTTAGAAACCTTTGGCGAAACGGCTACCATTCCTATAAGCGGGCTTGCGAAGTTGATAGGCACGGCTCCCTATCAGATAAGCGATGCCGCTTCCAATGTTTGGGACGCTACTAAAGAATTCGGTTCCAATGCTTGGGACGCTACTAAAGAATTCGGTTCCAATGCTTGGGACGCTATAACTGGTTATTAGAAATAACTATAAACATAAGAAAGGACGCTAACAATGGGTAGTGTTAAAAGAATGATTGGCAACGGCATGAGAAAGCAAGCTTCACAGCAGATGCAAAAACGTGCCTATGCTAACGAAATGTACAAAAGAGCCTATGCTAACGAAATGTACAAAAGAGCATATGCTAACGAAATGTACAAAAGAGCATATGCTAACGAAATGTACAAAAGAGCATATGTAGGAGAAATGCAGAAGCGTGCACATCTCAACGGACTCTACAAACGCGCATATGTGAATAAAATGCAGAAGCTGGGTATGCCGGCTTCTATAATGAGGCTTCTTGGGAAACAAGCTCCGAAGGCAAAGGTTCTCCCAAAGATCCTTAAGTCTCTTGCTGCGGCTGCAGGCATCGGTGGGCTTGGTTATGCTGGATACAAAAACCAAGACGAAATATCCGACGTCCTCTCTGGGTTATTTGGTGACTCGCCACCTAGGAAAAAACCCTTTGTGCCAGATCCAGATAGACCCCCCCACCATATATCAGGAAACCCTGAGGGCGTGCGTCCAGTCAGACCAGGCGGCCCGCCTCCCTTCAGCGCTATGCCTCCGATCGTTGGAGAAGAATCAGACATAGAGGGAATACGCGCACAAATTGTGAAGTACTTAGAGAATAATAACGAGAGTCTCACGCAGGACGAAATTGATGCTCTGAAAGAGTACGGCTTTTAAACTCTTGCTTTTAATCTTGGGTGTGTGTATAATACTTTCGTAGACAAATACTAACGAAAGGAATACACATGCCCAATTCTATACTTAACGGAATAGAAGATGTCAATCAGGCTCTTTTTCAAAAACACAAAGAAAAATTTAACCCCGACCAAGTAGACGAAGATATTGCTCGTATACAAGAAGGTAAGCGGGTTGTACGCGAAGTTGACGTTGGTAACCAAACTGTGGTTTTGCGCAACCTTAAGCTTAGCGAAGCCGATATTGCCAGAAACATGGGACGCCAAGTAGATGCCGAGGGTAAGATTCTTAGGAACAGTAATGGAGAGGCTATTGTTGACGAAGCCGTCTTCGGTAGAATACAATTATATCTTTCTATATACTCTATTTCGGGGAAAGACTTAACCGCCTTCCCGGGAGACCTCGGAACAGTTGAGAATCGCCAACAGTTTGAAAAGGCCTTAGAAGAGCGGCGCGAATGGATAGAGGACCTCCCCCCCACTTGGGTTAGACCGGTGGTAGAAAACAACATTGCTCTTATAGTTTACGTTGAAAAGCTTTCTGACCCGAAGACAATAGCAAATTTTTAAACAGCCCTCTCGGTTCATTAGTTGCCGACCTGTTGTACCGGGGGGTATGGAAAATCCAAGACAGCATGTCTTACTCTATAATGATTATGTATCATCGGAGAAAACTTGCTATTGACATGATAACTGCTACGCAAGGAGCTCGGTCACAAGAACAATTCGAGGCGATTAAGTCACTCATTCTTCCGTGGGAGATGCCTACCTTTACGGGAGACGCTTATTGTGATACAATTATGCGCAATCATCCAATGATAGGCAAGAAAATACAAATCAGCAAATCTTAACAGTTGAAGAATAAGAATTCTATCGTATAATTAACATAGCGAAAGGATTTTTATGAACGGTCAAGCTTATGCGGGTTACGCAACTTACGATAATTTAAGCCAAATAGGCCAAGCGTCTACAAATCAATTAAATCAAATGAGTGTTCCTGGTCCCGTTATAGGGGCTACTGGTTATAATATGGCAGGCTCTGCAATGGCGACATATTCTTCATTTCAAATTCAGACCGACGCAATAAATCGCCAGTTACAACAGCAGGTGGGGCAGGAGTATGCTGACTACCAAAGACGATCTTATAATTTTGACTTAATGGGTATAGCCGCGATGCCTATTTTAGGAGCTATAGGTGGAGCGTTTGCGGGCGGGCCTGGAGCCGTCGCGGGGTATGCCGCTGGCGCAGGGCTTATGATGGCGCTTCCTTCAATGGCGGCCGAGTTTGGTTTCTTGCAACTGCCTGAATCTGTAACCATAGAAGAGCAGACAAAGGCATTGATGTCCGAAGCTGTCTATGGTGCAGCATGGTCTACAATGGACCCATTCACGACACGCGGCCTTCGCGGAACATCGGTTCTACAGGCACAAGACGCCGCCGAGGAACTTTATAGTTCTATGCGATCTCAGGGCTTCCAGGGAGCAGAACTTTCTAGACTCATGCCTGCGTTACAATCTATAGGCGCGTTCTCTGGCACTGACAATATAGACGAAATGGTCGCCGTCGCCGAGCAGTATATAAGTTCTATACGCGACTTCATCTCTCGTACAAACGCTATGATGGAAGACGTTGTTGCGCTAGTTGGCGTTGGCGGAATGTTTGGGCTAGAGGGCGCTGGTATAGAAAACTACTTACAATCGATTAGCCGTGGAGCAGGAGCCTCTAATATGGCCCCTGCTGACTTTGCTGAAGACGCGGCAATGTCAGCGGCGAGGCTTGTAGGGCTTGGCGATGACTTAACGGGTGTCTTTGAACAATACGCTCTCACGGGGGCTTACACCAGGGGGGCGGCTCGCTTATCTAATGAAGAAACATGGGGAAGTCCGTTTACCCCTCAAGAGATGGCAAAGCAGATTGCTGGGTTGGGTATAGGTCGATTCACAGGCAGCCCAAGCGGGATGGCGCAAGCGACCGCAATGTCAGTATCCCCAGGCGCACTCGATGATTATTTGTCGACGGGCTACGTTGGCTCGGAGGCTTATAACGACTATTGGGACCTTTCCCCCACCGAGAGATATAAAGCCAAATACAACGTAGGAGAATTCTTAGCAAATAACTCGTCTAGTTTATATTTAGGAGATGTTTCTAGGATAATGAACCTCGCCCCGGACTTTGGCGGGGATTTAGAGGCTGGCGGAGCTTATCTTGCTGAAAGATTAAATGCCGAATACAATATGGGAATGACGCCAGTACAGGGAAGAAACATGCTGGAGACGTACGACTTCCAGCGTTCAATTTCGGGGCAGGCTCAGACGTGGGAGTATATGACACTGGTACAGCCTTACGAAGAAAAGCACCAAACCGCCTTATCGGAGATGACAGAAAGAATCTACCGAGGATTGGTAGGAACGCAATATATCACCAACAAAGAAGTGGGGTGGGGGACGAATAACCCATGGTATGATGACGAGAAGGGGCTTAAGGTTATTGAGGGTAGTCGGAATTTTCGATTCCTGAGCGATGACGAATTATCAAAGATGGATGCCAACCTAATAGGACTAGGTAACACGGAGTCGATAAGTTATCTTGTCGGCAGAGAGGAAGGCAGGGCTGTTGATTTAGTCGGCCTAATGTATGGAGCTGGAGAGTTTGTGCCAAACGAACAGCGCATGCTAACTGCGGTAATGAATAATTCTCGGTTATACAGAAAAACTGACAACGGAGACGTCCTAGTAGAGGGAGTAAGAGCTCAGATTATCGACGGAGAAATAAGGTGGATTGTTTCAGGGGACGGGGCCTTTAACGCGGGTGCCACGAGCTCAGTTTATAAAGAAGGGGATGATGTTACGAATTACGTCACCGGCGCCACAGGCGCTCGGTTTGGATTCCGGGGAGATGATCTTACCGATGCATTAGCGGCAATAACGGTTGGCTCTTACACATCGGAAGAAAGCTGGAATTACGCTAATAGATATGGCGTTGCTGGTACGCTGGATGAATACATCGACTTAAACTTCGAACTCGCTGACTTCGAGAGGACTAACGCTAGCGGTGCACGTAATGCCTTAGAACCACTTCTCCTTGCTCAGGCAACTCAGATTACTATTTCTAGCTCGGATTGGGATTTTGGATGGGTGGACCTTCGGGGAAGAAGTAGCCTTGATATTGCGAGAGGAATCGCATACAGAAAATTTGGAACGACAAATATATCTTCTCTAAGTGAAGGCGAGCGAAACTGGGTGGCTTCTTTTGTTACGCAGAAATACAACAGAACCTTTGATTTGGAGACGGCAACAGATTCTTATACAGACTTTATGGGCGACGAAGACATCTATAGTAGCTTATCTACCGATCAGCAAAAAGAGCGAATGTCTAACATGTCGGCAACTGATCAAAAAACGCTTTGGGATTATTTTCACGGGATAAGGAGCGATCTCCCCCTACATCTTCGAGGTGTGGTTAGCGCGATGGGGCTTACTAATGAATCAGGCGCTCAGGTTCTGGAGTCTGCGGCACATTACCAATACAGAACCGCTCTCACCGCCGCGGAAACTTTAATACGGGAAGAATTAAAATTAAATAATTTTAATATAGAGGATGCCGCTTCGGGTGGAATAGAGGGGACCGCCTTGGCTAATTACTCTGGCGATAATAAAGAGCTTTTAGGAATTATTGATTACCTGCGGGGCGGCATAACAGCACAAGAAAGACCCGGCTTTATAAGCTCTGTTGGGCATACCCCGGTTTTAGACATAGCGGCGTCGGGTTCGCCTGAGCTGACAGATAGAACAATTGCTGAAAATACAATGAATTACTCCAAGGAAATGGTAGATATTTTAAATCACATAAAAACATATGGTATACAGACTGTAGAAACCAATAACACCCCGGATACTTATAATGACACGAATGGCACTACATGATAATTACGACACAAGAGGCTTTAGAGGATTTCGTAGAAAGCCTAGAAGACGAGATTGAAATAGAAGAAGAGGGTGGGGCGGAAAGTTCAAAAAAACTTCTTCTTAAAAATACCGCTAACTTTATTGCGTTTGTAGAACCCGATAATTCTAACAATATACCTCCAACTACTGAAGGCTTTATATTAGAGCAGTATGCGACATTTCGTTGGCATCTTATCGACGGAGCCGCACCAGATGGCTATAAAACAATCGGCCCATTGATTGAAGCTATAAGAGGAAACGCTAGCATAATAAGCATTGACGAAATTCTTCTTCTTGACCCTGATGAAGGCGAAACATTAGACCCCACTGACCTAGGTAAGATTAATACAGCCACAGGGGGCGACTCGGCCTATATTATAGCAGATGACGTTGCGGAAGATAGACTTTATTTCGAGGAAGACTTCAGCCCAGAAGAAGAGGCGTCTGTTTCTACTGACGATTATTACACCACCGCCGGCATCTGGTCGGCAAGGCAATTCGACGGGGAGGAATTCGACCTTAACAACGTCATCGCCGCTGGCTTTAAAACTCCCGTGCGCCCTCTCAAGTATTCTTCGGACGACGTTCCTAGAAGAGAAGCCTCTCTTTATGTTGTTGGTTTAAATGGGGTGGTGTGGTTTGGTACGTCTAACTTTATTCTAGAAGCCGTACAGAAAATCGAACAAGAGGTGCCTATAACAATTTCGTCAATGGCTGGGAGTTCTATTAGCTTTGCATGTTCGCCTAACTCTACATATCGCTTTCAGGGGAGATTATTTGATGCGAGCAATTACGACTGGGCCCGAAACTGGGAATATAATTGGCAAGCGTACATGAAGGGCAAGGTTACTGCTAGAAATAATTGTAGAATCGTATTGCTTTATAACAATCAGATGATTTCTGGGTATATGGTAAATTTTCAGTCCGCGTCTCAAGTTGGACTTCAGTTAATGGAAAGCATGATGTTTGACGTCTTTGTGTCGAATTATGAAATAATCCCGCCTGTTATAAATGTAGAGGGCGAGGAATATATTTCCGACACACTTACTTTATCCGAACGTGTGGAGTAATAATGGGAGCTGTTTTTAAAACCGTAGAAGATTTTGAAAGCGATGCCTTTTTCGACGCACTTATAGAAAACGCAGAAACGACGATAAAGTTTTTAACAGAAGAGGCTTTTCTCACAGAATCTGACGGCACTCCTATTACAGAATCTTTCATTAATGCGAATTGGGACACTTTAATCGACGGAGAGCCCCCTACGGTTGACACTCCACACCTCGGCTTCCTTCTTGGGGCACAGCATGTGCTTGACGAAGAGTTTCAAAAAGAAGGCTATAGACAGGAATATGATGCTTGGCAAATTTTAAAATACGAATCCGGGACCGATTCTTTTGTAGGGTATTTAGATTTAACAGTAGTGGCGCCCGAGGACGATGCCGCTATAGAAAAATGGGCGGAGATGCGATCTGAGTTATTAAGTGATATTGGGTATATTTATGAGTGGGGGGCGGACGATGACGACGGCAACCCGAAAGATAGCCCGATAAAACTAGAAGAATGCAGTTTTATAGACCGACTATATGTAGCAACGGATAGGCTTTTTGCAGAGTCACAAAACAATATTGATGCTAGCGACGACACAAATAGCCCCCACTTGCCTTTCCTTATTGGCAGCCCCCTTCGGCCTGTTAAACAGGCGAATTTCGATGGTAGTGTAGCGTGGAGTAACCTACCGACGATTAGCCGACAGATTTTTCCCCACTTCGAAAGACACCCGGGGGATAGACGCGCTACAATTAGAGTAATGACTAGTGATGGTATTATTTGGTTCAGTTCGACTAATCTTATCGTACAGGAAGTGGGGAAGGGAGACTCTGAAACAGTCGGCCCCTTGCCTACGTTTGATGGGACTACTGGAATATTTTTGCAATCAAACCCAAGGACTTTTGCTATTAAAGGTGGGCTTATTAGCGCCGACGACTATCAATGGGCTCGTTCGTGGGAATACAATTGGAGCAGGTATCTAAAAGGAAGCGAGACTCACCAAAGCGGAGCAAGGGTTTTCTTTTTTTATAACGGCTGGTTACTTGGGGGGCATTTGTTGAATTACTCGTTATCAGAAGCAGCCTCCTCTCCGCATTATTGCGCAATACAAATTTCTATATATGTTACAGACTATAAACCATTACCAAATACATCTGGCGAATGGGAAGAGTCAAGTGGGGAAAACTCAGGGAGTTACTATAGAAAAACTGGACAAACTTTAGACGAGGTAATGGGTCAATGAGCGTAAGACAATATTTGCCAATAGTTTATATAGAGGGAATAAAATTCCCATGTCTAGGAATTACTATATCTTCAGGCATTGGGCAGCCTACTAGTATTAATATTCAACTTCCTCCCACGAGCACAATGCGTCCGGATTGGGAAATTGAAGAGGCCACAGAAGAACAAGAAGACGACGGGTATATATGTGACTTTTCTGCAGAGGGAATTCAGCCTAAAAGCACCATACATGTTTTCTTACAAGATAAAAAGAATAAGGAAGAGATATTTCTTACGCAGGGAGTTATTTCTACTGTTGCGCAACGCGTTTCAGCCCAGGGGTTAGTTTATATGATAACGGCCGTTGGTGGCTTGGGTATTTTAAATGAAATAAGAACATATATGTTAGATTACCTACGAGGGGTAGAAAGCGCGTCGGGACAGCAGGTTGCTATTTCCGAGTTAAACAAGCTTCCTGGCTTAGAAGTGGTGCAATTACCCGCACAAATTTGGTCAACCTTAATGGAGAAAGGCTTCGGCGTCGGCATTAGAGATTATTTAGAATCGGCGGCAAAGGGGTCCAATGATTACTTAAATCTAATCTGGAGGCTTTATCGTTTTTCTCAGCGCTTTGTCTGCGTGGGAGGAAAAGAAGTTGAACAGAATATGTTCTGGGACGATAATATTCTTGAGACAGTACAGGACAAGATCCAATCGATTTTAAGCGTGGCGAATGGAATGGCTCCGGTGGCAGATACCATTACACAGATTCTTCAATATGCTAGAATGAACCTTATTAATAATATAGCACCTAGCTTTGTCAACGTTTCGTACCCTAGCGGAATAGAAACACCTTCATTAATGATTGTATCCGAAGAAGAACAATCCAATAACGCGGTAGACGAAACGAAAGAAGGTCAGGCTTTTTGGGAGAAGGTAACCGCTACAACAGACACCTCAAAGAAAGCAACAATAGATAAAAATATTCTCCCGGATAACGAAGACACTTTAATGTTGTCAGACATATTAATAATGCCCGAACTCCCCCTTGCCCCGCCACCGAGATGTAATGTCTTATTTCCAACGCAATACCAGGGTTACGACTTTTCTCAATCCTTTTATCACAAGCCAACTAGAGGCTGGTGCCAAACGTCAGCGTCTCAAGCCTTCGTGAATAATACAAGCGATGACTCTCCGTTCCTTGTATTGCCAGAAGATATAAGAGAGGGTATTAATGAATATGGGGTTCATTGGGCTTCCCCTGAAGAAATGTATCGCGGGATTATTTATTCTCAGTTTAATTCGTTGCGGCCAGACTACTTGCTAGATAATAATGATGCGTTTATAAAGGGCGTGATGAAACATGCGTACGAACGGGCAAAGCATTCCGGGAACGCGCTCTCTATCACTGGAGGAGCCCTTAACTTTAACCCTGTTTTAGGCCTGCCAATACTAGTTTTAACCGAAAGCGAAAATCATATGATTGGTACGCTTGTTGGGATTTCACATACAATTACAACACAGGGAAGTCATACGGAGTATTCGATAGCAGAACCACGAGATTACAAAGAGTCTATACCAGAGTCAAGCTCGGATCTATTCTGGTCAAGCAAGGTGTTTGACAATTCGGTAATTGGCTCGTTGTTATACCACCAGATTCTTGGGAAGAATTATGCATATTCTTTAATAGAAACCGCAGAAAAATACCCTACGATAGACGAGCTTACATTAGCAGATCTACCTCACGAGATTTTAACAATTATAGAAAATAGCAACCCCATCTGGACTGAGTTGTCCGAAGAAATAGACTTGTCGGAAATAAAAATAACCGATGTATTGTTTAGCGATATGTCTATTTTAGCTCATCTAGAAACCGTTGATACCGAGACAGAATCTATAGTAGACCTACTGGGCACTGGTGGTGTTTTGGATGTAGCTGTTCAAGAGTTCTTTGGGGATAGCACTGATACCGAAACGGCAGAAGAAATGATTGATAATCTTAACACTCTTTCCTCGGTATTAGGTGCTAGTATAGATGAATACGAAGATATTACCACAAAGAAAAGAGCGCCTGACGCGATTGAAAAAGCTGTGGACGCGCTGTTTGCGGAATACAAAGATCAAGGCAGTCCGGATCAATATGTGTATAACTACGGGAGAAGAATCCCTGTGGGTCGTGATCAACTTTTTACAGACTTCTACGGCGCGAGGGGGTCTTCCGATCGCTTTTCGTATGTGGGTGGATATAGCGTACAAAAGAACACATTAACGCCGCGTGTAGACGATACGCCCGGGACTATTGGCGAAACAACAATGCCTATATTCGGATTACCCAGCATAGACAGCACTGAGGCGCCAGACAGCACTACTGGCAGTGCAACAGAAGAAGCTGACGGAATGGAGAACGTAGAAGCCGGAGAACAAATAATTGACGACGCTAACGACATTACTCTTGTTAAGGGCGAGCCTATTAGCGCTGACTTTGACATAGGCGGTTGTTTTTATTTAGAGAAGCAGAGGGCGTTAATAGGCCCAGCTAATACTTTGTTGACTCTCGTAGAAAATTCTATTTTTCAAGATATAACACAAATCTCAGGTGCTGGCGCTTTGAATATAGGACTATCATTGCCAAGCATTGTAGAAGAAAACACAGGCAGCTACGGAGGCGATACTAATGGCGAATGAAGAACTAAAACAACACCAACAGGACCTGTGGTCTAGTTGGAGCGTTTCTAAGGACGATACACACATGTCTAGTCTCTTAGACTCTCTACAGCCCCTCATAAAGAGCCGTATAACGAAGTTTGTGCGCGGGCCTATACCATATAGCGTATTATTGGGTCAGGCTAATCTACTGGCGCGTGACGCGCTCGAGAAGTACGACCCCGAGAAGGCGCAGCTTACCACATATCTAGTGCACCAGCTCCGCCCAATGGAGAGGTTCGTGTCTCAAAATCAAAATATTAAATACGTCCCCGAGCACGTTTCTATGGAGTTTGGTCGATATGAGAATACGCTCCGCACCCTCGAGAACTCTCTTGGTAGGCACCCTACTCATGAAGAGATTGCAAAAGAGATGGAGGTTACTCAGCGAACCGTATCTCTTATTGAGAAGGGAATCGCCCCTGAGCAGATTGCGTCGTCAGTACCTGGAGAGATGGGCGACGAGTTGCAATTCTCTGAAGAAATTTCCTCTCGACAGGGTGACCTCGCTGCTTATTTGAGAGCGGAACTAGGCGGGAATCAACTGAAAGCGTTCGACATGATTTCGGGTCGGAAAGGAAAGGCTAAGAGCCCACAGGAGATAGCAGAAAAACTTAAAGTCGAAGTGGGGGACGTCTATAATTGGAGACGACAATGGACCGATCGGCTGAAAGAAGTTGAAAATTGATAAAGTGTAAGAAAGACTCCATATTGCCAGACCCAGACCCTGGGCAGTCTCCAGGGCAGGGCCCTAGCCAGGGCTCAGGGTATGCCCCTGGCATAACCCCGGGCACCCCAGGAGCGGGGCCAGGGGCGGGGAGCGGCCCATCATCAGGTGGCTCTCAAAGTGATGTAGAACAGGGCGGTGGTGGCGGTGGTGCACAGCCAGGTAATGAGCCTAAGCTTAATGTCACGAAAGGGATGTCTTGCGCTGGGCCAAACCTTCCAGAAGGCGCAGAAAAGGTTATGGGGGCTATCCAGAACGGAGTGGGGGCCGTCTGTGCGATGGGGTGCTTTGTTAAAATGTTAATTCTAACAGCAAGGCAGGACGTAGAGGGCCTTAATATAGACCTAAGCGAAACCTTTACTTCTCTACAAAACATGATGTTGGCTTTAGCTGGGAGCTCTCTCACACCCGTTACCAACTACGCACTAGGGATGCTAAATACCATAGCGGCCCTTTTGTCAAATACTATAAATGAAATCGCTGATATCGTGGGGAATTTTGCTAATATTCTTAAATCTATGGTGGCAAGCGTTGTCATGCAGTCTCTCGGAGCTTTAATAATGGCAATTGCCCAAAACACAGTAAATGCTCTGAAGCAAGACTTACAAAACAGAATCGATGTAATAGAAGACATAAAAACAGACAATGGCTTAATAAGGCGAAAAATGCAGTCTGTCTCTGGCTTAGGCTTTTGGGATGATTTAAAAGCAGCTATTATTGCTTCGCGAGGAAGCGTCCGTAGCGCTAAGAGAAACTTGGCTAGTGGCTACTCAAACCTTGGCGGGGGGCAAGATGCTTCTCCTAGGATAGAGGCCGCTGAGCGCAATTTATGGCAGTCTGTATGGCATCTATCTTCTGATAGCGAAAAGGAGGCTTTGCTTGGAGAAGGCATGGAAAACACAGGCGCCTGGTCTATTGAGTGGGATGCTCTTAATATCTACAAGGGTGGTTTTTCACAGGTGAGTATCTATTTTTCTGAAGCCTGGGCGGCTATCCAGAGAATTTCGTCTAATTACACGTGTTTAATACGCATCGGCGGACGCCTCTCCATCTATCAAACCATTTTACTTGCCGTAGAACGCCTTGTCGACTTTGTTGTTGATTTTACAGACGATCAATGGAGTGCTAGCGAGTTTATTGGTGCATCTCTTAGCTTTAAAATTCCAGGAGTAAGCTCTATGTTGATTGGGGTTCACGACAGGTTAGCTGGTATAGAAACATCCATGAATGATGTTGTCGCTAACGACCAAAAATACATAGCCCCCGTAATGTCTGAGACTTGGAAGACAGAACTTAACGCCCTTCGATATGTTTTAAATTCTCTTATAGGCGGAGCGCCTATTGTCGATATTAATATAGGCTTATTGGATCCTAGTAAATTAGTGATATCGCCACAGGCTTCACAAATAAGCGTAGACGCTCTCAATGACTTCAACGCAATAATGCATCCAGAGTACGAGGGGGCTTTTTGTATAACTGATGCTGATTTTACCCAGGACCGTGTCATGAGCCTGGCTGAGTCTTTTGTTGGGCTAAGCCTTTCTGTACCTAATATCATATTCTCATTTGATTCATGGAAAGAAGATTCTATAAGCTTCGATAACCAGATATCATCTGTTCAAGATTATGATATGTCCATTCTCGATTTAATAGCCCGTTTTAGCGGATACGAGCACGACTCGTTCGATACGCTATCTTATCTGCTTGAAAAAATCGGCGGGAAAGACCTTGTGGCGAGTTTAGAAAAGGGGGAGTTGGCGGAGGTTTTGTCAGCGGGGGCGGATTACCTTGGACCAATAAGCTCCGTCTTAGATTGCCTAGGGGTTGTTCTGGAGGGGTTTGATATTGACACAAGCAACCTTCCCGCTTCTCTAGGAATAGAAATAGAAGAAAAAATGGCCGTTATATTCGGCGATGCGCAGGTAGCCCAAAGAAGCGGGATGACAATGCCAGCAATCCAATATAATATAATCAGTGACTTACAAGAAAAAATATCATCGAAGATAGCTTATATAGGTGATCTTATAGGGAGACTACAGAGGGGGTGCCCGGAATGAAAGATATAACAACTGTAATTTTTAGTGGCGGAGAAAATTCAAATACTTATACGACAGCTAAGGGCCTAAGGGGCCGAGAGCTCTCTTACGGGAGAAGCGGGGCGTCTTTGTTGACCCAAATGATAGTTTCTTGGCTCTACAAAACCCCGGGGAGGGACGCGATAGACCCTTCTTTTGGGGGTGGGCTTGCAGAATTAGTATATACGAATCCGTCTGACAGAGCCAATACAGAACATAAAATAGTAATGGCTGTCGCCGCCGTAGAAAGCCAAATGAAAGCATTACAGACGGGAAAAGATTACCCGCGCGATGAAATGTTGAAACGCCTTGCAATCCATCCAACAAAGGGTATAATTTTCCATGAGGATACACACCGCTGGGAAATAAATATTATAGCCGAGTCGTTGGCTAACGAACAGATGGTTATTAATGTACCCATAGGAGATACAAATGTATGAGAGAATATTAAATTTTGTAAAGAATTACCTAGAAGAGTTCGAAGAATTTCAGGACATGGCGTTCCGACCAGGTACTGGTATCTGGGATTTATTCGTAAAAGCTTTTGCAATGCTATACCGCCGCGTGATGATTCTATTAGATACGGCCGTTGCTGATCTAGACATAAGAAATTATGCCACAATGACCGAGCGGGCCATGAATATGCTTGGGCGAATGTGGTTTATAGAAAGAACAGAGGGCGGCTATTCGTATGGACAAGTTAGGGTTTATTTAACTACCCCCGTTTCGGCAAACGTACCATCCGGGATTACTTTTTCTACAGCCGATAACAAGCAGTTTAAAACTTACGAGGACGTTTCTTTTAGTGCTACTCAAGTAATGAACAATAGAAGCGGAAATGAATTTTATATATCTCTTCCTGTGAGATCTATTCAAAAAGGTACGCAGTATAACGTGCCGGCTAGATCGGTAACTAATGTAATTTCCTCAACAACCCTTCCTTGGGCTAGCGTTACAAACCTACAGCCGATAACAGGCGGGGCCGCTAGCGAGAATAATACAGAATATTATAATCGCATTGTAAACTCCGTAAACACCCGTGATCTTCTTATTACAAAGGGGAGCGTGGCTACTAGCTTATACGAAGCTTTCCCCACATTTACAGATATAGAAGTTGTCGCAGCGGGGGATGATAATATGGATAGAGATCTTTTATTAGGTGTTGTAATGGGCGGAGACGGGGAAGAGCCATATACAAAATCGGACTTCTATGGAAAAACTTTAGGGTCCCTAGAAAGAAATAAAAGCGAAGCCCATTGGTATTCTATTGACACACAAACACCGACGAGCGACGACGTAGGCTCGGAGCTTGCCAACGACGAATATTGGGATCTTGCCGCTTATGATTTGGATTATTTTCAATGCAAGGGAGGCTCTTTGTTTTCAGATCAATTTGAAAACAATACAACCTTCACTGACGTTGACTCTAATTGGATTGCATACGATAACGGCTACGAATATGGGAGAACTCAATACTCTCAAAGTATACATGCCTATAATGGGTATTTATTAATAGGGGAGACTGCGTCAACTCAGTCTTCTACGATATAGGAGTATTATGACAATATTAACACAAAGCGGGGCCCTCGGGGTAGAAGATTCTAATATTATTCCAGAGACTAGCGCCGATCAGTTTATATGGACGGCCCCCGGGATGATTCGAAAATTAACAGAAGTGGATTCTTTCGAAAATACAGCTATTACAGGAGGCGGGCTTTCTACGACGGATACCAGACAGAATCCATCAGTATTCTTTTTAACAATAGCGCGCAGAGGGCCTGATGATAACGTTTCTATAGGCAGTTATTTCGATGGCTTTGGTGTTGCCCTAATACCTATTTCAGAGGAAGACTACGCTAATGGTAGGTTTAACCTTTATATAGTTGACAACGAGCCGGCTGCTAGAGAAGTTATTTTGGGAGAAAAATTACATACGGGCTGGGGCGACTACGGATATCTTGCGGCAACAAGTGTACCTTTCTATGCTACAACAGTAGACGACTCTTATTTTTACAACTTCGAGCTTTTGGTAGACGAAGATAACGCGTTGCGCTTTTCTCTCTGGGAAAGCACCTCTCTTAAGCCAGCTTCCCCTAGTATTACTTACGGCGCACATGTTCCTTCTGGCGAGGGAAGCTATTGGGGTGTTTCTACGAGCCGGACCGATGGATATAAGTGGAGAGTCGGCAACATGGCTTTATGGGGCCGGGGTGAAAAGTATGGTGTTCTTGAGTGTAAGCTATCGACAGAAAATATATCAGAAACAGCCATTGTAAAAGCACACGCATATGCTTCAGGATATAATTCGGATGATGTAACCGACGACGCGGGTGTGAGTCTGTTTATAAAGAATCAAGAAACTGGGCTATGGGAAGAGAAAGATTCTAACGAAAGTTCTGTCGGCGGAGAAAGTGCGCTTCTCGATTCGGGAGAGCTTCTCTTGTCTACATATGCTACCGCGTCAATACCGCAGCGTATAGAGGCTACAGTCGCCCCAGCGTACCCTTCTAGTTACGGAAACGGCTATGACTCAATTGTTAACGTAGACTATATATGGGCAGAATCGTGGGATGCCGCAGTTGCTCATATTGGCGGAAAAAGCGATGTTTATATAGAAGAAGGCACCCTACCAACCCTGACATACATTGATTTATACAATACAGGGACAATAGAGTTTCTCGTCCCATCTAATACAAAAATCCAAGATGTAGCTGATTTTATACAGCCGATTCTATGGGTTTCCGAAATAGAGTCTCTTGATATAAACGGCGACCCGACTGGGGTTTATTTAAGCCTTAATAGCGATTATTCGTTTAGCTGCGAAAATCCTAATTATAGATTTTCTATAGAAGAGACAATAAAGATTATTCTCACCACCCCTAATCAAAACATTAGAGTGCATTACTATACTTATTCTAATATTAACGCGGCGCAAATCTACTGTGACGAGTCTTTACATCGCAATATAACTAATGATATTTTAGCAAAGGCTAAACAACCGCTAGAATTATTTATAACAATGACCGCAACAACCACTCTTCTTCCGCCTACTATAAGAGGTGCTATTTCACAATACCTCACCCAGGCAGAAGATTTAGAAGTAACATTCGCTACACTCGAAGCCCTCGTCTTAGCCCTCGAAGGGGTTTCGGCAGCTTCTATAACCAGCGTTACTCAAAGATTGCATGAAATAGATGGTTCTACAGAAGATACTGAATTAACCGAAAAAATAACCAGGACGAACATACAGCAATTTTGTCTCGTCGACGATGCGGAGCATATTGAAATTGGATAAAATATGGCGCTAGAAAAAAACCAAGAAGAGCACTCTAATAATCTTAGTTGGCGTGGCTTTGATGTAATATGGGATAATCTCAGTAATTTCTGGGATAATATGCCCGGGAGAGAATATCTTACTATTGTATGGAAGGCGTGGGATGCTCTTGTTAATCCTTTGAAATATTATATTAGAAGAAAATCTCTCGATCATTCTATTTTTTCAGAGTCTTATAATAAAAGAAATATTTACGCAGTTCCTATAAAGCTTACATTCCCTTTATCTTCTGAGAGTCATAGCTTTTATGTTAATTCGGAATTTGCGAATATTACCGTTTTAACAGATTATATAAATTCTCCTGAAAATATTCTTAGGTCTTCAAATGGTGACTTTACTTTTGCTCGCGGTGACACAGACTCTGACCGTGGTATTATAACTTTCTCGAGCGAGAGTTACTCTAACTCTATGTGGGTTACTCAGTATAAGTTGAAAAAAATCAACGAAATCGTCGGCCGCTTCGGGGTTTTCGTAGATTTCGATCGCAAGACTAAATACGAAACGAAGACTATAGAAGAAATTCTTGGATTAATGATGGCACAACAACTTGGGCCAACCATCCCGCGTCTTGAGGCCGGGGTAAATATTATCAACGAATGGCCCTACTCTCCCGCGGGGGGCACGGTATCGTCAGTTAATGATTCTCGTATCGTTGTGAGGAAAGACGCCGGTGGCTCTTCGTTTATCTACAACAATATTGACTTAGACTTCGAGCATCGCGAAGATGGCGATGGGGATTTAGTTGACACTACAGAAGGCTCTGTCATTATTGAATACAGCCCGCTTACAAAGGCGGTTCGCTTCGACGACGTAATTACAATGCCCGATATGCACTCTCGGTTCCCTATTAGTTACTACGAGAGATGGCACACATTCCTGGTGAGATTTGACGAAGGCCTCCCCGACACCACCTCCTTTGTTGATGCAACCACATCTGAAGTAACATATGATATAGACTGGGATTGGTCGCAGAGATTTGTCGAGCGTAATAAGCCAGTGGGTGCGAAGCCTTACTATATGGTGTATATAAACGCTAGGCCGACCTCGGGCGTTTCGGCTACGTCGTATGTAGATCTCCCCGCCCCAACCTGCGGAATTATTACAAGCTGGACGGAGTTTAACGAATTACCGCCGACATGCGGAATTCTTACAAATTATAATATAGAGTTAAATATTCCGATCAATGGGGTGTTCACTACCTTTGGCATTGATATAGACACCATTCCCGCAGCGTCGATACTCTTGACGGCTTTTGTTAATTTTAGTGGATTTGATATAATAACAGGGGTAGAGTCATCGCTAGAAGATGGTGGCGATGTCATTATTTATTTAGACGAAGCAGCAGAATTAGAAGAATTCTCAGAATTAGGAGTGTAATATGGAGACAATAAACAAATCAACAACTTGGGGCGATGCGGTAGATGATATTAATAGTAATTTTGACGATGTAGATTATTCCGAACATCTACACCTGCCACGCGTGAATGATGAAAATATGGCAACCACGGGGGGGACAAAGGGCGAGCTTGTATACAACGTGTTCGATGATTATCTTTATTATTGCACCGCGACGGCCGATCCGGGCACCTGGGCAAAAATAAAGACATTTTAAAGGAGGCAACTAATGGGAACAATAATAATGGTAAACAAAGAAGCCGATGTGCAGTATAATCACATCAAAGTATATAAGCCGACGACGGGCACAATTTCCCCGGGGTACGGCGGCTGGGGCATAAGAGAGCGCGACGAAGGGCTGGCGTATCGCGCGCCGGTTTTGTGCGCAGCCTATCCTATACCCGGAGGCACCAGAGTAAGCAACGTTGCCTTTATGCTTTCTGACGAAGAGGGCATTGCGAGCCCATATGTTTCGTTTGGGATATGGCGAGAGAATAACTTAGCACCCCTGGTAATGACGCGCATTGCGGGGTTTAAAATAGAAGAGGGCGATGTGGGCGCCTGGGAAATGGATGTCAGGTACACCGTTAACTTCGACTCGATTTATTTAACCCCGAGCTCGACTTATACATATTATCTATGCGTATACGGCGACGGCTTAAAATTGCACCGCACTAATAGCGGAGCCACTTCTGATGGCGCGATGTTTTACGATGATGGCATTTTCCCTATAACTGACATCAATCTCGCCACGGCCACTACAATTGACGTAGCTGACCTAACCGACACCACTGCGGCTATCTCCGCCGAAATGTGGGGGACCGTTACTTCTTGGGAACAGGATCTAAACGGCGGATGTATTTTAGAAGAGTCTACTGATTGGCATGACACGGGAATTACAGCAAGCGACTGGAATGACCCTACTTCTATTCAGGAAGATGACGCTAATGTCGCAACGTCTAACACAACCGGGGCTAGAATTTGGATTGATTTAGGAGATGGCTTGGATCCTACTACAGCATGGGAAGATTTGCCTGCGGCTACTAGGGTATTATTCCCTGACTACGAGACCACGGGGGTTCGTGCGTGTGCTAGAGTATATGCAGAAGGAACTATAGACACAGGCGGAGAAATTTCGATAGAATGGTCGGATATAGACTCTACCTCAAGACCAGTGTCTGGGTGGCAGAATCTACTGGTGATAGATGAGCCCGGTGCGTTTGACACAACGGCCGACCTTCCCGAAATCGCCCGCTGGCTTAAAATAGAAGAAGAGGGCTCTCCGGCTATCAACGACGAAATCTCTTACTTCCGCATAGATCAATTCCGCGTTGGGATAGATGACGGTGAATTTCACGTGGATCATAGCGCTGACCCGCACCACGTGTGGGTAAAAAACTACCCGCTTGCAGACATGGTTTACAAAACCTCAATTGGCAACATTGCAGGCGCCGAGTCAGAAACGTCGGAAGAGTTCACTAACAGAATAAATAAGGACTAATGCCTGAAAAGTATATAATAAAAGACGGCGCGATTCGCGACTTAGCGGATGATTATAGCGATCTGCAGGGTGTTTTAAATAGCAACCTGCAGACTGCCGTCGCATTATTTGCAGAAAGACCTGGCTTGCTTTTTGAGAACGAAACTGATTTCATAATCACCGTTGGCGTAGAGAGCTTAACTTGCTCCAATATCAATAAGATGATTTTTGGCAATAACATCTGCGTTACGCCATCTGAGGCCGAGATGGGGGTTTCTGGTGGTTCGCTCCCTCTCGATACGGAGACTACGTATTATCTATATTTTTCGTTGATTGAAGTAGAATCCGATCCCGGCACTTACGAAGAAGGCTACCCAGAAGGCGACACAGAAAATACCACAATCACATACGATGTTGAGTTGCAACTACTTGAGGGGACAAAAGAATCCGAGGCGCTTCTAAAAATCTGCTCGCTTTCATATGAATTCGTTGAAGAAGAAGAAGAGGGGGCGTGGGTTGCTAACTACGAAGGGGTGTCCCTTAAACTTCGTAGCGATCAACAAAAGACGGGGCTGAGTGCGCCTGAGAATATTTCATATACAAATATCTTTCAGAGGCAGCTTATTAATTCAGAGGGCGCAAATACCGTATCTCCGACAACCAACCTTTCGCTTAGCGGATTGCTTCTCAAAGTCGAATGGGACGCTCTTCTCAACAATCGTGGCATCTACGGCTACGAAGTAAAGCTAACCCCATGTCGTGGCGACGAGCCTGTTGTCAACTTCTCCGAAACAAAAATTGTCCCCGCTCAGCGTAGTGAGACTTCGCATTCTATACACATGGAGGTTTGCGAGGGTGTATATTATAGATTAGAGGTTCGTGCCATCGGTACGGGCTTTTCCCCTGGCGACTGGAGCAATCCTATATTGTTATTGGCGGGAAGTAGCGGAGAAATTCCAGACGTACCTGATCTTTCAATAACTGAGGAAGCCCCGCCTAGCGTATTAAACATCATGACTTCAATACCAAATCCGCCTTCAACACCGTATTTTATACAGATATTCAAAAACGCAGAAGTGATTTATGAGGGTGCGCCAGGCCTACATAGCCATATGCTAGCCCCGACAGATACTAATGTAGAAATAAAAACCCGCGTGGTAGCCGGCGGCGGAGTGTGCTCGGGATTTGCAACATTTTCCGAAACATTTACGGCGGTGATCTTTGACGGCGCACTTGCCACGGAAGTTGGTATGCTTGCAATACCAATAGACTTAATAAGCACACATGAAGATCATTTTTATAGTGAAAACACTTTAACATGCGAAGCCACTGTCCCCAGCGGGGGAGATGATATTAAAGTTGAGATAGGTGATTACGAAAAAGAATTGGTAAGCATCCAAGAAGGCGTAGTAATTACAGCCGTTATATCTAATTCGTCAAAGCCGCTTATTGTCCCGAATGGCGCCTATACTATAACTAAAATAACAGAAAATGATAACGAATGGTCTGTTTTTTTTGAAGGCCAGGGCATTAGCGCCGCTGGAAGCGGTACATGTGATTTAGAAATTTATAGTCCGGTTGGGGTATTAAACGAACCAATCTCAATATTTTCTATCCCCGGCGATATAAAAATCACAAGAATGAGCTTTGTTTCTCGAGCCTGTTCGATAATAGATGGTGCCGTCGAAAACTTAAGTCTTCAAATAGACACGGAAAACCGGGAATCACCATATTCCCTAACGCTTTCGGGCAATCGACCGGGGCTATATGTTGGCTCGTCCAATCCTTACAACACGGATGACTGTATGCATATTTACCAGCGGGGTAATATAGAAGACCCCTGCGTCTTAACAGATTCTGCAACGTGCCGAATAGTAGCTGACTATTACGGGGGGACATTAAATGTAAATGGCACTCTCTTGCTTTACTACGAAAAGGTGAGCGAATGATTACAAAATATGTACAGACGGGGTTGATTATTAGCTTCACCGACTTCTACGACGAAATTCAAGACAATGCGATTGCTAATCTCCAGGAATTTCTTTCTATTGTTTGCAAGACCCCTGGCGTTAAGGTGGCGGATGAAGAATTCGAATGCAGTGTTGACCGTGGGGTGCTTAAGGTCGACATCGGCCAGGCGGTCTTCCCCAATTACGTCCCATTCTTTCCCGGCACCGAAAGACACGTCGAATTAGACCTGTCGACGATAAACCAACTTAATGAATACGAGGTCGTCTTTCAACTTACCGCCGACGATGTGCCCGAGAGTCACCCATACCCCTTTGTTCCAATAGGCAACCCCGATCCCGCTGAGACTCCGCAGTCAATGCGGCATTACGCAATGGAGTATAGGGCGACTAGAATTATAGTAAGAGAAGAAGAGGCGCCTGACAACTACACACTACAGCTAGCCAGACTTTATTACGACAATGGTTGGGTAATAGAAGATATGCGTACCCAGCTTGAGTTGGTTAAGCCGCTGTCTTTTGACGGACATGACGAGCCTAATCTTCTAGCCTCGTCGACTAATTTGTCTAAATTAAGACACGTGCCTGAGGGGCGGGCTGATATTACTATAAATAATCAATCTGACATTACTAATATCGCCCCGGGTTCGAGAGCGATTGTATCATGGGACCCCATGGATGAAATGGGATTTTACATTGCAAGAATTCACATTCACATCGATATTCTAGCCCCGGACGGCAGTGATCTTCTTTCGCAGTCTAGGCTCATATTTCATTACGGAGGCACGGAGCGCATTTACACATCTATCCCCTGCGCAAATGGGGTAGATTACATAGCGAAGCTTTTCTATTCCCCATCTCTTCTTAACCCGCGCTTTGTTAACCTTGGCGAAGCAAACTTCCGCGGTGGGGCACAGAATTATTCGGACGAGATTGCGACGCCTGCAACATCATATTCAATAGAATATCTTTATAATACGAGTCGTATAATACGATATACCCCCGGTGAAATTCCGAGCAATGCGGAATTAATGAAAGTTTATATTTATGATCGATTTGAGGGAGACGATGCCGCACCACCAACACTTCCTTATCAGTATTTATACAAAGAAATGTCCCCCGGGCCATTTACATATTTCGCCAGCGAAGATTCTGTAGATATAACAATAGAGGTTGTCTTCTGCGACGGAGGGCAACAAAACGTAGCACATTCTTCACAACAAACAATTGAACTCTCACGGGAGCCTATGAATTCGAATCAATTAGTTATTCCCATTTTTATCCCTGATGACGACGATGATGCCGTGGGAGAAGAAACAATATACGAAATGACAGCCTGGCGTAATTTTGTAATAGACAGAATCCGAGTGGTGGGGACCGGGGACTCTCAATCTGGTGACGACACGTTAGACGTAAAAGATGGCGATGGGAACGTAAGGTATTCCGTTGATTTTGACGAATATAACAACGGTGTCGCCGCATTTTCTGGCAGCGATCTGTATTTATTCGAAGAAGATGATGACATTGAATTTACTATAAGTAATGGTGCTGATCTTAGAGGTAGTACAATATACCTTACTGTAAGGGTGGTAGAATAATGTATTTACATCGCGACGGCTTGCAAATATCCATATCTGATTCAATCGCCCTTCTTCAAGAATCCGTTAATGATGACATCCAAAATACTATTAAGTTACTTTCAAATAAAGCGGGATGCTTTACTGACTCATATCTTATTACAGAGACAATAGCCCCCATCAATAGCAATGCGCCCAAGGCCCTTGCCATTAGAATAGGGAAAATAGTCTTCCCTAGCGGCGAAGTCTTTTTAGGAGAGGATTTTCTATACCAGCTTCCTATATATGAATCAGAATCAAATCAATACCTTATAGCTACGTACCAGCCGTTAAAAGACGAAAAGGCCGATTACCTTTGTGATTCAGTAGAAGAATATTACTTCCGTCGTAATGGTATTAAGCTTGAACTGCAAAATAACTTTATACAGACAAATCTCAACCAAGCGGTATTGGCAAAAGTAACGTTTTTCCCAGGAGAAATCTTAGAGATAAACGACTGGCGGCAGATGTTTTCTCCATATCACAAAACCGTTATGTCAGAAATTACCGCTTCAATTACAGAACAATACGAATCGGATTATCTCGCCTTCGCCCGCCTGCCGTTTAATATAGAGGGTAAGCTTGTCTCAAGATATTCTTTGCCAACGCGCCTTGCGGACATGTATAAACTTAGACACGAGATTTTAAACGACGCAACTAAAATCGCACAAATTGACAATACTATAATTAACTGTGTCGACGCCGACGGCTTCTCTTTGCCAGTCAACCTAATTCCTGTCGAATACTTACCCGCGGGAGTGAAGGTCGAAACATATATTAAGTCTCTCAACCCATATGATGCCAATGACGAATCCGAATGGCTAGAAATGCTTCCGCGTACCACTGGAGAAGATGAAGAGCCCGCCGGGGTAACCCCATCAATTTCTTGGTGTAAAAACATACCTGCGTTTACATATAGGCTGTCTACTGCTGATGGTATAGACAATCAGGTATATGGTCAGACGTGGTTTGCCGTAGATGTTGGCTGGTATGGTCTATTGGCAGATATTGATATAACAAAGCCGCCTACGAGTGAGAACAAAGTTGTCTTTCAGGGAGGCGTCGGCACGCCCGGAGAATCGTTATTCTTCCCACGAGAAAGCGACGGGGTTAAATTAGGCGCCCGCGCCGTGGGTGATGGTAATGTTACGGGGGTAATTACTGGCATTAATGAAACTTCAACGGTATTTACCGAGCCGATTCTGATGAAAATCCCATTTAGGGGACATGGAACTATTGATGATGACTACGCTGCCCAGCGATGGTACTCCTGCACAGATGGCAGCGTGCCCGTATTTCAATTACACAACCCATCAGAGAAAGGCATGTATATTACTAGGGTAGATGTAATAAACTACGGAACGGGAACTGGAGAATCCACTCTATATATCGGCGACGAAGAAATCTGCAGCGTTGATGAAGCGGCTGTTGCCTCGCCCATAGTGCCATTTACCGATAGCGCAACCGAGATTGAGATTTTTATTACGGGTCTAGGCGGACGAGATAGCAATAAAATCTTTTACATTAAATCAGATGATAGTTACATAAACTTCGATGGGGAGCTAACACTGCATGTCTGCTATTATCGATAAGATTAAAAAATACTCCAAGAATACCCTCATTATAATTCTCGTAATCGCACTTGGTATAATGCTAATCCTTCGAGGGTGTTCGGGCGACCACAACGAGAAAATAATCAAGAAGATTGCACAGAATACAATCGGAGAAATTAAAGAGAACTATTTCGAGAAGCCTAGCATATTTACACACGGAAAAGTTAGGGTTGACACAGTCTACGTCATTGAGTATTTAGACCCCCCTCCCACCGTAAATGTCTCAGGAGGTACCATAACCTCCTCAGGAGACGTTTCTTTTGAAATCGGGTATGGCAGCGCCTATTCGCTTTTAAATTGGCGTACGGGCCATTACTACGGCTTAGGGAGGATTTCTGTCCCTGACTCCAATCATATTGAGATAAATTACCCACGAATTGCTTTCGAGCCAATTCTGTCCGCGGGTTTGTCATTAAACGGCCCAGGTGTTAGTATAGAGACATTACATTTTAATAACTTTTTAACAATGGAGACAGCCTTGCATTTCCCAGTATTGTACATGGAGACGGATTATAATACCGAAGAGTTTAATGTGGGCGTCGCTGCCTCGATAGATATCTTCCCAGAGAACACCAATCTTCGCATCGGTGCCGCAGGGACAGTCGATCTCGGGGATCTTTCGCAGCGAAGATTCACGGTGTTTTTACATACAGATTTGGTGGGGTTTTAATATGAAAAAAAATATTATTATTACAACCTACTTTACAACAAAAAAAGATCCCCAGCGCAAAAGGAAAGTTGAGCCAAATAATTTTAATTATATAAAAAGTTGGTATAATAGCATAAAAAAACTAGGATTAAATGGTATTATTATTCACGATGACTTAAGCGATGAATTTGTTGAAAAATATACTTCGCCAAAAATTAAATTTAATTACTATCCAAACAAGAGCAGGCGATCTACAAATGACGAGAGATTTGTTGCTTACTATAAATTTCTCAAAGAGAGAAAAGATATAGCAAATATTTTTCTAACAGACTTACATGATATTACTTTTTTAAAAAATCCTTTTCAATTAATAGATGACAAAAAGTACGATTTGTATGCCGGAGACGATAAAGGGATTAAAATTATGAATAGTAGTTTTATGAAAAAAAGAATGACAAGGGCTTATGGAAAGGTTTTGTATAAAAAAGAGACCAAATTAATTGCGGGAATTATTGGCGGGTCTTATAAAAATATAATGAAACTATTAGATCAAATAATATTAGATTTACAGGATTTACAAAAAAAGAAAATTTTCAGCAATCTCAATATGGGCATTTTTAACAAGTGCGCTTATCAGTTGTTTGGGCCCGAAAGAATAATGTATGGCGAGCCACTTAACAGCAAGTTCAAAAGACGTCAAAAAACTGGCAATTTTTGTATCAGACATAAGTGAAATGATTAATTATAAAGATAAATATATTTTTGTTAGGGTACCGCGCACGGCCTCGCGAGCTATTTCTAGTATTTTAGATTGTCCTTTTCTGACACACACTCCGATTGAAAAACTAAAGACAAAAAAAACGAAAAACTTTTTTTCTTTTGTGTTTGTTCGCAATCCTTGGGATCGTTTAGTTTCATCATTTTTTTATTTAAAAAAAGGTGGGCTCCAAACCAAAGGGGACTTAAAACGAAAAAAAATATTTATTGATTCTTGCAATGGAGATTTTTCAATTTTTGTACATAAATTTTTTAAAAACAACGACGAGAAAAACCTCGTAGCCCAAAGCCCTATTAACCCCGTGCATTTTAGACATCAAGGACACTGGCTTAATATTAATGGTGTATTGGCAGTAGACTATGTCGGAAGATTTGAAAATATAAACAAAGATTGGGAATATATTTCAACTATAATAAAAAATAAAAACGAATTAAAAAAGACAAATTCATCGGAGCATTGTTTCTATAAAAAACATTATGATAAAGAAACAAAAGAAATCGTCGGAAAATTTTATGCCAATGATGTGCTACAGTTTGGATATGTTTTTTAGGATGAAATGAAACTATATACAGAGGATAGCCAAATTCAATATTTTGCAGATAAGCACTATAAAGGTAGGCGCAAGGGGACAAGCCTGAAAGAACGGCTATGTGGAATGGATAAAGTATTTACACTTATAGATAAAAATGATACCATTTTAGATATCGGGTGAGCAGAGGGTTTAATTTTGAATAGATTTGGTGATTTTACGCTAGGCAAAAAGGTTGGATTAGATTTGCAGAAACTTTCAATAAAACTTGCAAAATCTAAATTCCCGCATTTAATTGATGATAAAATAATTTCTTATATAGGCAATCCCAATGGGAAAACACCGCCAAATACCAATGTCAGAATTTTACACCTCAAATCAGATACCTATGCAAAGGAGATAAAAGACCGCCTAAATATGCCATTTGCAAAGAAGTATGTGGAAAAATATTTATGATCGCCATATGTATACCGACCTGGAACAGAAAAAAATTTACCGAAGAATGTCTTGAATCATTTAAAAAGTTTACTAATTTTGATTTAGTAACTAAAGTTATCATATATGATAATAATTCATCTGACGGAACCCTAGGCATTGTGAAGAACAGTGGTATAAATTACAAAACAGGAAATTACCCTGGGGCCTGGGTGGGGTTTAATGAACTGTTTAAAGACATAAAAAAAGTCCCTTCAATTAAATATATTGGAAAAGTTGATAATGATGTTGAATTTACACAGCCTTGGATAGAAGAAATCATCGAGGAGTTTGAAAAAAGGAAAAAACTTGGAAGTATTCGCTATGGGCTCTCAAGTAGCAATGGGGGCACGCATCCATTTGAAAGCGGAGGATATCATGGCGGCCTAAAGATTTTTAGAAAAGATGTTGTTGTTCCCATAAAAGGAAAGGGACGTTGTGGCTCTAATCCAATTAGTGATAATATACAAAAGAAAAATATGACAATGGGGACATTAGGTGTTGGAATCCGTATGTTGGATAAAAAATATCCATACTTAGCAAAAGAATACAAGGGGGAAAAATGGCAAAGGTGAAGCACCTTATTCTAACAAAATTCAACATCCCCATGTTTAAAAACAAAGATGGCGCTAGTGAAAAATGGATGAAAGATCGATTTAAAATATTTAACGCGGCTTGTTACCCATCAATAACCAATCAAATAAATCAGAATTTTCAATGGCTTGTATTTTTTGACCCAAAAACAAAACCAAGGTGGAGAGATAAAATTAAAGAATATAAGAGGATAACACCCATTTTCTGTGACTGGAAAGATAGATATAAAGAAATTAGCAAAAAAACAGAAGGTTATGACCATCTTATAACAACTAGACTTGACAATGACGACGCCTTGGAAGAAAGAAGTATTGAGGCCATACAAAGAGAATTCAAAAGCCAAAAATATCAATATCTAAACTTTAGAAAAGTATTAATAACCAATGGTAAAAAAATTAAACTTAGTAACGAGCCATCCAATCCATTCATTACCTTAATTGAAACACGCCCATTTAAAACTGTATGGTATCTTCAGCACGGGCAAATTAAAAGAGAGCGGGCAACAAAACAAATCGAAAATATGTATATGGGACTAAGAATAATTCACCAGGATAATGTGAGCAATCAATTTATAGGAAAAATGTTAAATATTGATATTAAGGAGACTCTTTCTAAATTTAATATTAAACATGGGAAATTAATAGATGCTATCCAATGATATAATAGTTTCTTTGGTTGTTCCAATGGGGCCTAATGACTCAAGACATTTTGCCATTATGTTACAGACTCTTGAACACCAAACCGCGAAAAAATTTGAAGTGATTGGGGTTGTTGACGGAGGGGACGAAGAAAAAATACGAAAGCAAGCAAAAGATCTCAATTTGTCTTTCCCTTGTAGGGTTATTAAGTCCCCTAGATTATCTAGAACAGATCTCCCGCACCGCAATCACGCAAGAAATGCAGGATGCAAAGTAGCCAAATCTCCACTCATTTGGATAATAGATGTTGACCAAATTATTTCATCTAATGCTATTGAGCAAATAGGAAAAGAACAAAAAAAGGACCTAAAAAACAAAACTCCTAGTATTTATGTTATTCCTTTGTTTGACGTAAGTTTATCTCCTCGGCAGTGGGTAAGTTATTACAAAGATTGGGAAAAAAGCAAAAAATCCATTCAGTCTCTTTTTGACTCTGTAAAGAAAGACGGAGCCGGCTTTGGGCGTTTAGGGAAATATTATCGGGAAAACGGGGATACCGTTAATATAAAAAAAATACAAGAAAATATGCCTATTATTCCCAATCAACTTTTCGAAGCTCTTAAGGGCTTTGATGAGTCTTTCCTCGGATGGGGAGGGAATAAACACGAATTTTGCACAAGACTAGAGGCTTTGGCGCAGAAAGAAATAATAACAATGAAAATTATAAAATCCGCACGGCTTTTGCATCAAGCACACATTCAAGATAAAACCAAAACAAACAAAAAGCACAGAGAAAAAAATTCTCGTAAGCTCAACACAAAAAAAAAAGATATGAAAAATAATGCACCATGGTGGATAGATCAGGTCAACAACGCCAAGAAGACAATTGACAGTGTTTTTGGTAATTTTACGACCATTGTCATCCCTGATATGTGCTCCGAAATCTACAAAGAACTAGGCGATGCCGATGTAATTGCCATTAATTCAACCCTTCGCAAGCCCCACGATAATCTAACACTTCTACGCACCGCACCTCACCTTACAGAGATGGATCAGCTTGCGCTTGCTATACCCTACGCTGAGTCTGGGCGATTAGTCATAGTGCGCCCGGGCAAGAGGCCCTCGGCGGAAGAAATACTTTCTGCAACAACGACTACTAGTAACGTAATCTGCATATCAAAATACCGCCTTGCCGAATTAGGCAATTACCCTTCATATATATCAACCTTTGATGACCTTGCTCAGGTTTTAAGTGATGGCACTCAGTTTTTAAGCAGCACCCCATATCGCCAACGCTTGCCAGAAATTTCCGCATTTCGTCCGGCTATCCTAAAGAGGAAGCCTAAGATATCTCTTGGTATAATCACATTTAATCGTAAGGGCATATTAAAAAAAGCGCTAGACTCCCTCCGAGAAAGTATGCGCCCCGATCTATTTGAGTACGATGTGTTTATAGTAGACGACGGATCTACCGATGGGACGGTTGAATTTCTTAAGGGACAGGAATTCCCATGGGAGGCCTTTAAACGCGGCGGCGTACATCGACAGAGTAATCGTATTCTTAAACACTTTAACGGTAATGTAGAATATGGCTTTCTTTGTAATGACGATCTTACCTATAAAGAGGGTTGGGAAGAAGCATATATTGCCGCAATGAAGCATACCCCTTACGAACATATTGTCTATATGGATCATGGATTTGAAAACAAACTTCGCAGCGGAAGTCTCAAAACCCCGCAGGATATTAAAATCTTCGATGGCGTACCGCTGGTATGCTGGCGCACAAATCGCATACAGGGGGTCTTGCTTACGTTTACACAAAAAAGCATTGATAAAATCGGCGGAATGGATGCGGCAAACCTTGGTCTTTGTGGGCATGGGCATGTAGATTATACATTACGTAATATCAAGGCAGGGATGGCGCCTGGGAGCAAGTCTACCTCAACGGGTGTTTATGATGTAATGGGGAGTAATAATGTCTTAAGGCTCACCTTGGCACCCCACGCCGCGCCGGGAAGGCCGGGTTCACAAAAGTCAGCATCATATTTTAACAAGGTTAAAAATAAGACAGGACGAATAAAGGTGGGGATGGTAACATGAGAAGCAAAAGGTCTATAACTACGAAAAATAGACCCGCTAAAGCAAAGAAGGCAAAGCACTCAAGAGCGCTTATTCCTAAGGGTAGCGCACATAATAAACGACGTGCAAGGGCCAAAGGTCTTCGTATATTTTCAGCATCACATAACAAGCCTGTGCCCAGGCCAAGCCGCCACTCATCTTCCTCTAAATATAGTTTTGACACAAAGCGCGTGCGCGGATTAAGTATACCTGTTTTAATGTCAGAATTTAATATTAAAGAGATCGACGCCCTAGACTATGACGTGTCTATAATGCTAACTGGCAGCAAGTTACCTAAGCACCCTTCGGTAATCGGCTGTGTTGCTACCACGGGCGACTATGTGCAGCCTTTCTTAGAATCCGTATATTCTTCTATAGCGATTATAGGCAGCCCACCTGAAGAGGCGACTATAGACGCATTTGAGAAAAGCGATAATGACTACCAAGAAATCCCGGGTGGTTATTTAGTCAAGCCGGGTAGACCTGGCTTACCTTTGACAAAATTTGCAGAGATATTAGATTAGGGGGGGGAAGGAGATACAATGAATGTACATGCAATAATTACAAATCCCGTAGTAAAACAAGGCAGCGCGCCCGATCTTGAGATTATACTCTATGACGACGATGGACTTAGAATAGACCTTGACACCGCGGAAGCTGTTTCTGTTATTTTTAAGCGCTGGCATGCTAGCGATACTGCGATTATAAATCAGCTTTGTGAAATAACTGATTCTACAAGAGGTGAGTGCGTAATTCCTTTGCTAGAAGAAGACACTAGTGCATTTGAGTTAGGCCGTTTCTTTGGGGAGATTCAGGTTGACTTTAGCGATGGTGTAATCGAGCGAACGGAAGATCTCGTTCTATGGGTCAAAAAATCGGTTAGATGAAAGGCATACGCTTTTTAAAGGCTAACCCCAAAGTCATAATGAAATCGCAATTCGATCTCGTAGGGGAACATCTTTGGTTTCCCGACTTCCTTAAAAGCGCGCTAGTCAATAACATAGCGCACAAACACCCCGATCAATTAGTGGATTTAGAAGTAATTGAGCCCACTGTCCCTCGCTATAATGGCGAAGAATTACACGGAAAGCATCTTGGCGTAGCTCGCACGGGTGGCGCCGGGGACATTATAATGATAGGCGCATCCCTGCAAAAGCTTAAGAAACTCTACCCAACCTGCGAGATCACCTTCATGACAGACGCTAAATACGCTCAGGTAGCCGAAGCTGTTACCGCCGTCGATGGCGTTGCCACATATCCCGTAAGAGAAGAAGTACACACTACCTTCGATTACTGGACAGACTTCGTTGGGTCGATAGAAGCGCCCTCTTGGGATGCGCGTAATATACACGGAATTGATTTATTTGCAGGCCTAATGAGTGTTAAACTCAACGACGACGAGAAGTTACCACATCTTTCGGTACCCTTCGAGGCGCAGAAAAGAGCAGACGCTCGTTTAAAGTCAATAGGCTGCGAAGGCAAGAATCTCATTGCTGTGCAATTCAGAGCAACTAACGTGAATCGCTGTTTTGATCAAGAAAAGATGATTAACATAATCGCCGGACTTGCTGCTAAAACAGAAGATGCACACATTATAATCATGGGCGGAAAGCGTACCGTGATGGATAAAGACAATAATAAAACAAAAGAAAGAGATTGCCCTATAGACTTTTTCACAAACATAGGTGGAAAAAAGATGAAGCACCCTCAGATCCACAATCTAACCGGGCAGACGGACTGGCTTGAGTCAATGGCGATTCTCTCAAAATGCAAACTTGCACTTGGTCCAGACAGCAGTATAGTACATATTGCAGGGAGCATGAAAATACCCTGCTTGGGTATTTACGGTCCCTTCCCAGCCAGGATTAGGACGACGTACTACCCGGAATGCGAGACTATTGAGTCAAATTACAAATGCGCGCCATGTTTCTCACATGGATCGATGCCTTGTTCTCATATGGATCGCAAAAGAATGGTAGCCCCCTGCTGGGAGGAAATAACTGCTGATATGATAATCGATAAGGCTCAATCAATGTATACGAAAGGACAAACATGAACGTAAGAGGAATTATCCTGGATGCGTATGACATGCTTAGTGCGAAGCAGATCTCGTCGGAAGACATGCAAAAAGTGGCGCTGGACCACAAAGAAAGTGTACACACACAAGAGGACATCTACCGCCAAATAGATCGTGACTTCGGTCTTATTCTTGTCTTTAAAAACGGCGACAAATTGAGGAAGTTCCCTCTTAATTCAAAAACAAACGTGACTTTCAGCATGAATGCTTTCAAGAAGAATAAGCATAAGCTGCCCGATGCTGCGAAAAGAATGACAGCCGTACGCATAGTTGCCGCTTGTGAGCGTTATGCTATGGATTGTGATGAAGATATTAAGGCAATTGCCAAGGGCGCAATTGACGACGGTAATTATTATCATGTAAGCGAAGATATGATGAATATGCTTAGCGGGCTTGCTGATATAAAAGACGAGAAAAAGACAGATGACGCAACCGCGCCGAACGAGGTTAAAGAAGCCGAATGGGGCATAAACGAGACTATTAATGGCGTCTCTGTGCGCAAGTTTCCTCTTCGTACCCAAGAACAGGTAGAGAAGGCGCTAGGAAGATTCCCGAAGACAGCTTCTAGGCTTCTTGCTAAATATGCATTCAACCTTGCTGATAATATAAAGAAGAAGGCTGAGATACTTAACGTAGTCGTCCCCAAGGATTCGCTAGTTAATCAGTATACGAGCGATGCATATTCTCCGCTTTTCAAAATGGCTATGCGGGCTAGGATTGCTTATTCAAATGCTAAGAAGAGTAGCCCGGGCCCGTATATGTCATTGCTTGCAAAGACATCTAATCTCGCCCCAAGAGATGCTGCTGTAATTCTCGAAGGCATCGATATGGACCAGGCGTTTCATCACCGCTATGGCACATCTTTCCCAAGCGCAGTTAATAGCGTAATGGACAAGACGGCTAAAGAATTTAGCACGGGCGATGCTATGGTTGACATGAGCCGCCTGAGAGAAGCCATCGTCAATCATAGACATGTATTCGAAGAGCATTTTGAGAAAGATCTGCTTGACGGCCTCGAAAGAAATACCGACACCGTATTTAAATCCCTCCCCGCGCCGGTAAGGCAGCTCATTGGTAGGATTCTTAATACGCTGTCATGAAAAGTATTTTAACCCTATTAGTTAATACCGAAAGCACGCCTGCACAGCTCCTCGCTGCAATGAATGAAGCGTTTGGCGAGGGTTGGCTTAAGTGGGAGCCGGCAACGATTAGGGCTGAATTAGAAGATATTGGCTTTGATTTTAACACGCTTCCCAGGGGTTCGTGGGACAAACTAATGGCAACCAAGGCTGCCTTTATGAACAACGCCCCCTGGAAGGACTGGACGGCTTTTCTCACCTTCGCACAGGCGATGAATAATTACCAGGTAGACTTTAATGTCGCCAGGGTATGCTCGCCGGCGGAGGCTGCGTGGACAGTTGAGTGCTTAAAGCTAATTCGCCCCGACGAGAAGTTTTCTCGCGAGGTGCAGGCGATGATAGGGTCAATTTTTCTTAGCAATGGTATTGTAGTTCCCCCGGCGGGATTAGAGCTCGTTAAAGATGAGATGAAAGAAATGCAAGACAAGACAATGGCTATGGATGAATTTACAAAAATAGCTGAAGAGCGTTATACTCTACATAGAAGTCAGAGCACCGCGCCCGAGGGCGACTCTGCATTAGATATACACACAACGAAACTCTTAGCAATAGATGAATATATAAGGAGCAAGAATGGCTGATGGCAGTAATTTTGAGACTAGTACCAATTATAATCTAATCGCATCCGGGGACAATCCCTTTCTTGACATTAGCCAACTTTACTTCCCTCGCAATATAAAAGACGCCTTCCCGCTTGCGCGTACTATATTCTATACCAATGGTTTAGTACGGCAGGCTATAAAAAAATTAGCAGAGTATTCAATTACCGACCTTGAGTTTATCGCCCCCGAAGAAGGCTCTGGCATGCGCAAGGAAGAAATACAAAATGTATACAAGCGTATATTCTCGAAGCAATTAGATATAAAGAAATTCCTTATCTCTGTCGGACTCGATTACTTCGTATACGGCAACGCCTTCGTGTCGATCTACTTCCCATTTAAAAGAATGCTTACCTGCAAGAGTTGTGAAGAACAGATGCCGCTTTCGCTAAACGAGATTGCAGACTGGGAATACACTGATAAGGGTTATCGTGGCACCTGCCCGCGTTGTAAGAAAAAGGTAGAGTTTACCGCACAGGATAAAACTATACAGCAAGAAGACAGAATGCGTCTTATTCGCTGGAATCCCGAGAACATCGACATAGAATATTATCCCTTTAGCGGCGAGAGAATCTATACATACGATCCCCCTGAAGAGATTCGCGCCAAGATACTAGGTGGCGACAAAGAGGCTATACTTCGCACGCCTACGCTTATTCTCAATGTAATCAAAGACGATAAAGTAGTAAAACTCAACCCACACGATCTCTTTCACTTCGTTGCGGAAAGCCCGACTGATGAACAACAGGCCTGGGGTAAGGCTTTAATTATATGTGCGTTTAAAAACATTTTCTACGCATCCGTACTGCGTAAGGGCGCTGAGGCAATTGCGCTCGATCACATTATCCCCCTTCGAGTGCTTTTCCCACAGATCACGGGCTCTGAGGGCTTCCACTCGACTAGCGTAAGGCTTAGCAAAATAGAAAGCAAGCTGCGCTATGAGTTCACCGAGTGGAGGAAAGATAAAAACCGTGTTATCATTTCTCCTTTCCCCATGGGTATGCAATTCCTGGGCGGCCAAGGGCGTGGTCTTCTCCCCACGCCAGAGATTCAACAGGCGACTGAAGAAATCTTCCTTTCTCTAGGCTTACCCCAGGGATTGCTCATGGGTAGCGCACCGTGGGCTGCCAATAGCATCGCGATGCGTATTGTAGAGAATGCCTTCCTTACATATCGCAATCAATTACAGACAATTCTCGACTTCGTAAAAGACAGACTTAGAGACTACCTAGACCTCCCTGACTGTACCGTACGGATGAAAGAATTTAAAATGATGGACGACGTACAATATAAGCAGCTTATGATGGGCCTTGCACAGGGTAGATTGATTTCTAAGCGTAGATTGCTTGAGATGTTTAACATCGATTACGAAGAGGAAATGGGCATTGTGCGCGACGAAATGAAAGATGAATCCATCTTCCAGGCAGAAGCACAGGGCGAGATGATTAAAATCCAAGCCGGTATGCAGGATGAAATACAGGCATCACAGTCAGCGTCTATGATGGAACAGCAGAGCTCGCAAATGGAAGAGGTGGCTGAAAACTTCCTCTCAATTACGCAAAAATTCATTGACTCAGGCTGGCCTATGGATCAAGCTATTGGTATTGTTAATAACGTTATGCAACAGCAGATGTATATGCAAATGCAGCAGGCCGAGAAAGCCAAGGCAGACCAGGCAAGAGCCCTCTTTATGCAGGATCGTATGGCGTCTACCGGATGGAGCCTTGCAAGGGCACAGAGGCAGCTTAAGATGTTCGATGTTATGGATCAGTTTAACCCCGCGCCGACCCCGCAACAGTTCCAGGACGAAGGGCAATATGTTAATAGCCTCGTAAGTTATCTAATGCAACTCCCTGGCGACCAACGAGAAGCTCAGCTAAATAGTATTAAGAATAAAGACATCGCCTTCTTCGAACGCCTCGTAAATTACCTCAATGGTATGGGGATGAATGTAGGCGCACAGGATGGCGGAGGAACGAATAATAATATTAATCCATTACCGCAGGATAATGCACCCAGACGACAAGGATATAAATGAAAGGTAACGCTGTAATTGGGATGAGTGTACCTACGGAAAAGCCTGACAACGTTAGGCTAACTAGACACTGTAAGCTTATTAATCTAACTGCCGATGTTAATGGCGCGATGTATGAAGCTGCCGTTAATGAGCTTAGTGATAATGTAGATATACTCATAACTGATAAGGAGCTGCACTGGTCCGACGAGGGCGACTGTTCCCTTGTTATTTTCTATGAAAGGTATGAAGAAACGCCAGAGAAATCACCTAAGGCGCCTAAGGCAATGCAAAGTGCCATCCGCTGATTTTGATATAAAGCTCTCTGACTTCGACACGCTAACCCTAGAGGAAGAACTAGAGTTAGGAAAGTTAATTCAAGAAACCGACGACGTCGAGGCTCAAAATAAACTAATAAAAGCTAATATACGCTTCGTGTATTACATCATAAAGAAAAATTACAAAGTAACCGCCCGCCTTACCTTCGAAGATATGGTAGGTGAGGGTATGCTAGGCCTTGCAGAGGCGGCGAAGCGTTTCGATCCTAAACATGGGTGTAGATTCTCAGCATATGCACGACACTGGATACAGAAGCTATTGAATAAATATATCTACTCACAGGCAACCGCCGTACACGTCCCTATTACAAAAATACGCACAATACATCGCCTACATAAACTTAGCGGGGAACTTGAGAAAAAAGAGGGCCGTGAAATCCGAGATGAAGACCTTGCCGAGCAATTAGGCCTTGACACCCTCTCTATATCGGGGGTTAGAGGAGCTTTCCAACCGATAGAAATAGAAGATCCTGACCATTTAGAAGGCAAAGAAATCGAAAGCGAACATTTTTCTATGGGCGTGCCACTAGGACACTTAGAAGAAGCTTTAGAAGCCCTCCCGGATTTAGAAAAAGACATCGTTTGTCGATATTATGGGGTTAACTGCCCAATGCAGACACTTCAGGAGATTGGAAAAATCTACGCACTCTCAAGGGAGCGTATACGACAACTCAAAAAAGAGTCCCTAGAAGCGCTTCGCAAAAAGTTAGACCCTGGGGCGTAGTCTAACTGGCAAAACACAGGGTTTTGGTCCCTGACTTGGAGGTTCGAGCCCTCCCGCCCCAGCCATTACTTTAATAAATATTTTTCAATCGCCCGCTGTAATTCAACATTCATATGAATCACTGTTTTTATGATGGGTAGTAATTTATACAAATTGTCCCCCGGACAATCTGTCTTCCCTACGTCTCTATGTGCAAGTATATCTTCAAGTGGATTAAGATTATATTTCTGACACAGCTCGGTTACAAGGCGAATTAACGACGCTATCTGTAGCGGAGTAGGCTCTGTTTTCATAAAGGTACCAATAAGACTTACGCCGATAGACCCTTTATTAGACCCCCTAGCATGCGCACCCATTTTCTCTACGGGGCGACCCTCTTGAATCTCGCCATCTTTACCAGCCTTCCATTCGCCATTCTTTTTCCCGTTAGTAATAAGATAATGATAGCCTATATCTGACCACTTATTGCGATCTACGTGAAGATAGCGAATAAATTCCCTATCGCCGCCTTTGGATTCGGTGTGATGGATGATTATTTTGTTTATTTTGCGCATAACATTCCTTTCTAAAAATGACGTTTTTACGTTATAATTATATTCCGGGACATGTTTTTTGCAAAAAACATGTTTTGGTGAGCAGCGGAGTTTCCCCCCCCGCCCCCCAATCACAAAACGAAAAAGGGGGGGCGGGGGGGGCTCATTTCATTCGAAAGGAGGTGAAATGAGCGTGAAAAAGGCATCCCGCAAGCGCGGGGGGCGCATTCACCGAAGCGGCAGAACAAGCCGCCGGTGAACACGCCCCTCCCACTCTTCTACCCAAGAGTGGGAGTGCTAAAGCACAACACACGAAAGCATGCTAGTGTGTTGTGTATTATTAGCCACGGGAGAAATTCCCGGGCAAGTGGTAGTTGCATGTAGAGAGAGGGGGGAGGCCAATCCCCCCTCCTTTTTTTTACAACTTCCCCTAATATATTACAATCGAGTTATCCACAAGATACTCAACCCACTCTTCAAACCTATCTCCCTGGGAAGCAAGTGCTTCTACATATCTACAAGTGCTTGTTTCTACCACCACAAGGCAGTCTTCAAACACCATAACAAGGAAGTCCGAACTCCAAGTAACATCCCTGCTGACCCTACCAATAGCGCCTACTGCAATGATAACTCTCTGTGTATCTTCGTCCTCAATTTTGGCGTGGTATAGGTCAGGGTATCCAAAATACCTATTTTCAAATCCAATTACATAGCATCTACCATACTCGGGGGTATCTACGATGTTAGAATTGCACTCTACTCCCATTCTTCTTAGTTCCTGATATACAGCGTTAGCATCGCTCCAGTAAAGCGTACCATCCATTACACCAGCCGATGCTGTTATTGCGAAGAACAGCATTAGAGTTAATATTGTCTTTTTCACTCTAGCGCTCCTTTCGTGTTAGTGTTTTCTACCAACGGTTGGTAGAAAGCGTTCCGGGGCTTCTGTACGCTTCGCTCCGCGTCAGACACCATATTAAAAACAATGCTATCTACCAACCCCTCTCAGCACATTTGGGCTTTGTGTAGTTAGCCATTAATTTTCCTCCTCAAAGGCTCGCACCACCTCCCACAACTCCCCAGGATTTCTGGGGGCGTAGGTGATATTCTTTTCGGAGTCATGTACAAAATACACACTATCTTCATCTGCGCATCCATCTTTTTTGAACCAATCGTGGGTAAGATCACCCTCTATTCCGTTGGCTTCGTAGAGCCACCACTCCACCCAATCGTGGTAATGGGGCCATAACTTGCCTATAACGGCAAACAACGGCCCGTCCATAGTAAACACTGGAAAACCATCCATGGCGCTTTCTACCCCCGCCATAAACGTTTTTACGTTGGAGTGATGATCCCGGATGAGTTCGACCATCTCTACGAACTTCTCTTTGCTTATGTCCACATGAACCCCCTTAGTTTAATTAGTCTCTCTAACGCCTCCTGGTCCTCTCTCTCGAATAGACGCTCTTGTTCTGCGCACCTTTCTAGAACCTTAAAGTATTCCTGGAAGTTTCCCCTTACGGCAGACATGTCGTCTCCGTTGCCGTCTAGTTGTCTGAGAGCGCTAGGGCGTCTTATCCCTTCGAAGTGGTCATCTGCGTAGGGGTCTTCTCTTTGTGGGCGCTCCTCTGTCCACCAGATGTAGAGTCGTTTAAGCTCTCTTAGCCCTTCGTTCATCACGCAATGCTCTTTGGGCTTCTCTTGCTCAAAGAAGTTTACGAGAAGTTGAAAGCAGGCGTGTAACATGATGTGGTCTTTATCCCACCAGCGCTCATCAAGGGTTTCGATGCGTAGTTTAAGTTTTAGCGCAGACTGCCAGTATTCCTTGATGTGTAACCATAAAATTAAAATCCACTTGGCTAGCCACTCCCAGATGGTTTGCTTCTCTTCTTTCATCTCTATATACCATCCCCGCCCTCTTTATGTTCAGTATGTTGGTCATTATCTTGTTTACCGTCCACCATGCTAACCCTTATCCCTTTCTTTCGTAAGGTTACGAAGGGTAAGGGACGGAACCTCGCCCCAGTCAAAATAACTTTCAGAAATCGCGATATCGATTTCGTCACCCTCTTCC